ATATTCATTTATTCTATCTGAAATTTCCCAAACTATTTTCTCTTTACTATCTACATCTTGAATAGCACAAAGAAAACAGTTTGAATAAACTTCAACATCATAAATTACTTTTTGCCATTTACCTTCCATCAGTTTGATAATATTGTTTAGCTGTTTGATACATATGCATCATTAAAATGAACATGCCTTGATCTTGAGGAGGATTAATTGATCTATCAGATATATCTTGTTTAGTTTTATCAAAGATATATCTAACAATAACTTGTATTTGTTCTAATTCTCCGGGACTTCCTTTACCTATTATTTCTAATACTTTATCTTTATTTATCATTCTACACCTCCTTCAGGTAATTCTTCAGTTTGTTTATTTTTTAGATCTTCTATAAATTTCTCTTTCATTACTGAAAGACAAACTTCTTTGTAACCACCACCTAATATAGGTAACATTTCTTCTAATTCTTCAATAGTTTTTACAGAATATTCTTTGTACTTAGCATGTAATTTAGCATGCTGTCTAATAGCATTTGACAAAGATTGTCTTTTCTTTTGCATATTATTTAATTTTAGTTTCTAAATATTTTTTATATAATTCATAGTTAAATGAATCCCACCATTTTGTTTGTAATAAAATTATTGTGTCCATAAATATTTCTTTTTTAATATTAATTTATAATAATCTATTATTTCTTTTTTACCATCTGAATAATGTGAAGTATATTTTTGAGAAAACTCTAATTTACATTGTTCAATTCTTTCTTTTTTAGATTTAGTTTTATCAGTATTTCTTTCATAATACAACCAAGATTCCCAATAATTACTAGAATGTGGTGCATTTACAATTACAGCTAATTGATAACCAAAGAATACAAATGATAATAATGGATACCATTCAAACCTATAATCAGTAGCATTCCATTTAGTTTTCCATCCTAATCCTATAAAATCAAATCCTATTTTTTTAGGTACTGGCATATTATTTTTCCATACTCTTGGATAAAAATAAGGTGTACCTATCGCAGTTTTACCACAATACCATTTTAATTTAAATGGTTTAAATGGCGACCATAATGCTTTTACAAATGCTAATTTATTCATTTTGTTTTAATTTTAAAATATGTATCTAATTGTATTCCAAGGTATTATCTCATTATGTAGCATTATAAAAGATTTTATAAAATCATTTTTTAAATCATGTCTATATCTTATGTTTAAACCACCATATTGAGATACTTTGTTTTCTTGTATTGTAGGAACCCATAAATATTCTTCTTCACCTGGAATGTTGTTAACTATATTATAAATATGTTTATTTTCATTGTGAGTAAGAAATATTACTTCAGCTTTAACAACATTTTTATAACTAACATAATCATTAACCATGTAAAATAAATATTCATATTCTTCTAACCAATTACCTGCAACTATTACAGGACTAAAGTTAATATGAACATCATATCCTGCATCTATAAATGCATCAATAGCTTTAATTCTATCAATGATTTTAGATGTGTTAGGTTCTAATTCATCAGACATAATTTGTGGCATTAGACTAAATCTTATTCTAATCTTACCTTCAGGATCATAACCTGTTAAACTTGGGTTCACATACTTAGTAGCAAATGAACCCATAGCTATAGGATGTTGTTTAAAGAAGTCAAATATTTTTTGCCACTCATGATGTTTAGCATGTAAAGCAAAATCTTCATTACATGAAATATCATAAGTAATATAATCATTGTGTGTTTGATTAGGTTTTTCAACATCAGCAAAAGCACAATGATTATTAATTGCTGTAAGTATGTCCATTGTATTAGTTGCTACATCTAAACCTTCAGGTTTATGTCTTTTCATATAGCAATATCCACAATTATATAAACAGCCATATCCAAAGCTTGGACTAATAAAATCAGTTGATCTACCTGACGGCCTAATCAACATAGATTTTCTTTTAACTTTTTCTAGCATATTGTTTTTCTGTTTTAATCATCATGTTTAATAATTCATTAGATAGTGTTTCAGCATTAGTTAATGCTTTGTTAGCTAATCTAGTTTCAATCATTACTTCTTTATGATTTTTAACATTGGCTCTACATTTAATGATATATTTTACAGCATTAATGTATTCTGATTTATCATAACCATTAAGTAATCCTTGAGGATATTTGTTAATGTGTAATAATATACCATTTAATTCCCAATTACTTAGTTTACTAAGTATTGTTGGTTTACCTTTGCAAAAATATAACATTTTGCAATACTTGTCAAGTAGTCTGTTCATAATTTCTTTGTTTTAGTGATTGTTTTTTAAATTAAAAACCACCTAAGATTTTCCTAAGTGGTTTACTCTGACGTCTAGAGATAATTAAACACTCTAAGCTTATACACATTATTCAATAATGAGGATCTAAATTATTCTGTACCTATATTCACAGAACTTATTTTGTTTAATTAGTAGTCAGGACAGGAATTGAACCTGTAACCAAGGCTTACTAGAGTCCCCTTGCTCTACCATTGAGCCACCTGACTATCTGATGTCTTTCCATCAGTCATAACTTAACTTGCAGTTAACCGTGTTCCCTTTTCTTCAGAGACCAATAGCACCCATTTATTCTCTGGGTACACCGAGTACAACTTTTACAACATACTACTAATAGTATGAATGGGACATTCTGTTGTCCTGCTTACCCCATCAGCAGAATGTTTTAACTTTCTATTAGTTTTAAATTACTTTCTTCAATTAATTCCATAATGTCAATTTTACCTAATTCAGTACATTCTTTCATTAGTTCTATTAATTGATTTAAACCATCTTGAGTAAAAGCAAATCTATCTAATCTATAAGCATTATACTTTTCAGATTTAGTTTGTACTTCATTTAAAGTAACTCCTTGTAAACCTAAATGAGGATAATAATATACATAATTTATAGTGTATTTGGTTCCTTCAATAACCCAGTTTTCAAGTAGTATTTCATTAGGTTTATTCTTATCATTTATACATAAACAAGGTACATTCATTTTTAATTTGTAGATTTTTTAATACTTAATTTGTAAAGTTTTTTCATCTCTTTAAGTTTAGCTTTCTCTTCTTTAGTTTTTTTAAACACTGATCTATCAATATTTATTTTCTCTATTACTATTGCCATAATTAATCTATTATTTGTTGTTTTAACTCATTAATTTGTTTTTGAATTTGAGTAAATTTAACTTTATCAGGATTAGTTGGTACTTCTAAGTTTTTACCATTTGAATAAAATTCTCCCCAACAAAAAAGAATTTCTAGCTTTTTAAATTTTGATTCTTGCATATATTATTTGTTTTAAGTTGTTATTAGTGTTGTTTATATTTTTCCCACCAATTCTGATCATTTTCATCTATAAAATCTTCTGGCTCATGGGCGTTAAATAATTCATCTAATGTTTCTTTTTTAAGTTCTTTAGCCATATCTTCTTGACATTGAGTGTAGCCTTTTATAAATGCTTTTCTTTTTTTTTGGCAATGTATATCCTTATTATAATGCCACGATGGTTCATCTAAAGGATTGTTAGGATATTCTCTATATTCTTTTTCAGCTAACTGTTCTATTTCTTCTTTGCTTTTCATAATTAAAGTTTTAAATAAACTCTTACAAGATATTTCACAAGTAAGAGTTTAATTGTTATTTGTACTTTCTAAATGTTTGTAAGTTTTTATCAAATTTAATACCACCTGCAACTATTCTTTTGTTATTATTTGTATTTAAATTAACATCTGCTAATATATACCAATTATCAATTGGTGCTTCAGTGTCAATGTTAATAACTTTAATATTTGTTCCTTTGTAAGATACAGATATTTCAAATTGATTATCGTAGTTTAAATATAATACAAAATTATCAGTTACATAAGTTTTTACAAATTCTTCTGTATCAAAATTATATACTGTTAATACATATGATGTATCTTGTACACATTTGTTATCAATTTTAACTGTTAAATCTAATTTAATTTTTTCTTTATCTAATAATTTTAATTCTCTTTTAGATTTTAATTGATTAGTATCAAAACCTGCTGTTTGTGCTATTGCACATGCTGCCATTAAAACTATTAATAACCCTGTTACTAATAATTTGATTTTCACTGATTCTTTCATTTGATTTAGTTTTTAATTGTTTATATTAATTGTTAGTTATATTTTATTTTCTTTAAATTTATCCCAATCTTGTATTTCATTATCAGCTTTATAACTTGACCATTCTAACCATTCTGTATAAGTTAACGCTAATTCATCATCTATATTATCAGCATATTTAAGTTCATTAAAAATAGCTGATATTCTATTTTTATCTTTTTCTGTACAGGTATTACTGTTTTCAAAAATGATAAGTAATTGGCAAGCTTCATTAAGAAGTTTTTCTAAGTTTTCTGTTGTCATATAATTAATATTAATTTGTTAATTATTTTAAATTAAAAGAATAGGCTTTGCACCTAATTGTAAGTTTCATGCTTGATAATATCACAACTTTAAATGCGTTGGCTTTTTCAGATATTATCGTGCCTAGTTAAAGGACAACTTATAAGTAATTTAATTAAGTGAAAGATTAATGCACAAAAGGGACATGACTACCTTACAAACATTAATCTAACACTTAATAATATTTTAAATAAAGGTTTAACCAACTAACCTCAAAGGAGTGTTTTTACAGAACACTTAAACTGTATTAGGGTAAACTATCACATAAACCTAATATAAGGTGTGATAGTGAGAATCGAACTCACTATCCCCTGATTAATCGTCAGGTGCTCATACCAATAAGCTTTATCACACTTTTAACTTAACTATGAGTTAAGTTTTGCTGAAGCAATTGTAGCTGCTACAGGAGCTTCACTTGTGTAAGCTACTAACACATTTTGTGCATTTAAATCAGTTGTGAATTCTGTTTCACGATAGATTGGTTGACCATTAAATAATAAGATACCACCATCTTTACCTTTTCTTTTAGGTTCTTGATTAGCACGGAAAGGGTTTTTAGTTGTTGATTCTTTAACAACAATTTTACCATCAATTATTTCACCTGCTGCTAATGGAGCTGCATTAAATGCTTCTGCACTAGTTGAACGAAGTGCTGTTAATACAGTTACTTTGTCTAATGCACCACTTCTATCTACAAATGTAGATTGAACTGTGTACCAACCATATTCTTTACCATCTTTTGCACTGATACCTGTTGAATTAAATACTAAACCTGTTGTTTTGTTTGCGATAACTACTACTGAATTTTTCATAACTTTTGTTTTTTAATTGTTTAATTGATTTTTTTAATTGATTTATTTGATTTTAACAAAGTTTAAGTCTGTGTTAAGACTATTGAACAATTAACAAGATGATATAACTAATGTATGCCTATTTTGGCGATTATGACATAAATGTCTAATTAGATTATATGAGAGCTTGTTAATTGTTTAATGTTGTTTTATGATAATGTTATTACATTTAGTTTAGCTTCTAAAGCTAACCAATATTGCACAAATTTTACATATGCAATTTCTTGTGGTGTTACATTAAGCATGACGTTTAGATTTTTTTTCTTCAGTCCATATTGCAAGTATTAAACCTGAATATAATATGAAGATAATTAATATTCCTATTGCTAAGGCTGGAATAATTGACCATAAACTAATAATTGATACTAAGCCTAATCCAACATGTGCAGATAAATGTCTTTCATATGTTACATCAGCTAGTATATTGCATCCATACCAAGATGTTGATATGAATGCAATTAAATACATTGTTTCCATTGTTTAAGTTGTTAATAGTGATACACTTACACAAATTGATGCCCATATTTGGTCATGATTAGGTTTATGATTTACATAACCTAATTCACGCTTAATAGTGTTTAATCTATTGTGTACTGAAAATTGATACTCAGGTAATTTAGTAGACCTATTTATAATAGGCCTACCATTCTTTGTAGTTTTTTGTAATGTGTTCATGATTGGATAGTTTTTATGATTATTTTCTTGCCCATACTGGACATTTATCTACGTTATACTTAACTATAGATTTTTTTGAAGCACAACTTGTTAATGAAGTCATTGCTATAAGACATACGATTGTTACTAAGTAACACACTGTTAAATACACTAATTTTTTCATTTGATTTTGTTTTAAATAGTTTATAATTTAATAAGACCAGTATAAAGCCATAAATCCCTGGTTAATTAACCTAGATCCAAATACCTAACTCCTGTTCGTGTAGCTTATTGTGTTTTAATAAGTTGTTCTACGTTACATTTGATTATTTTTATTTAAATTCATCTAATATTACAGGTAATGGTATCCACCAACCTATTAGCATTGAGTAAAATAAGAATGTTGGTAGACTATGAATTAAGTCTTGTTGAGTGATTATTCCAATTAGGAATGCTAATAAAAAGAATGTTCCAAAGAACATTGCAATGTAGATTAAGATTTTAGTTAAATTTTTCATTGTTTGATAGTTTTAAAGATTAATATTATTTGATATACAATGAACAAATATATTTGTTTTTGTATTTGAACTTAAGATTACATTAATACAGTGTTTGTATTTTACAACTTGATTTTCATCTAGTATAGATAATCTGTTAGTTCTTTTGTTTTTACATAAGTAGTACATTGTTAGATAGTTTATTAGTTAATAAAAAGTCAGAGGAACTATTCCCCTGACTGTAATTCTGCTGCATTAAGTTGAGCTTCAATGTAATTTTGAAGATGGTTTTTTAACTTTGTTAAAGAATCTTCTTGCCCTTGAGGGAAGTCTTTAATAATGTTACCAAATCCATCTTTACTATTATTTCTTCTATAATAGTCAATTTGATTATCAATCATTTTGATAATTTCTAATGTTGTTTGAATGTCCATTGTTTGATAGTTTTTGATTGTTAATATTAATTGAATTTAAATCTCCAGGCGACCACCGTTAAGAGATTAAAGTATTATGATTTAGAAATCTTGGGCAATTTGTAGACCCCAAGATTTCTCCTTGATAAGTATAATACATTAGTAATTAATTAGATTACCCATATTATAGTATCTCACGTAGCTCTTAATGTGTTAATTATACACCTATCACCATTCTACGCTTACAAGTTTTAGTCAACACTTGTTATATCTATTTACAGATCAAGCTGTAAATCTTTTTAATTCATTATTGAATTAAAGTAATCCTATTGCACTAGGTTGTAATAGATTGTTGGAGCTTCTTGTTTTTATAGTAGGTCCTCGCACCCTACTCATCTTAGTTACAACTTTTGTGCATTAGAAATTAAATCCCTCTGCACTCAGTTGTAATAATGTTCAATATTTTTAACCCATTTTTCAGGTTCATCAAGATCTCTGTGAATTCTGTATTTTAATTCTTTTGAATCTAAGTCACAAAAATATTCAAGAGTTCCATCTTCATTTTTAATTCTAAAATCAGATAAAAGTGCAAAACCAAATCCCCATTTATCAACAGTTTTCCACCATCCTCTGGTATGAAAACTTAAGTTAGAAGTATCATAAATCTGAACATTTTTACCAGCTTTAATAGCTTCAAATACTGGTGATAATCTTATTAAATCTTCTCTAGTCATTGTATTATTTTATTAAAGTAAAGTAAATTAAAATATTTTCCCAAGGGTCCGACTAGACACGGTCTTAATTTAGCAGTCAAGTTTGCTCCACTGTTTAATAAACAGAGTTATAAGGTCTTCATCTTTTATTCCCATTGGACATTGTTGTTCACCTTATGCTAGTGTCTACATTTATATAACTTGTAGATAGTTTACCCTCTGCACTCAGTTGTAATAAAAGAACTAAACTACTTTACTCAACACCTATACAGGAATTTCTATGAGATATGTTATGGTAGTTCTCCATTATTCTATTATAACTGTCTACCCTTGGGAAGTAGAAATGGTGCATTATGTTTAAGCTATAGATATAATACTATAGGTTAATATTGTCCAATTAAATAAATTGGGAAATAATGGGAGGATTGTGGTGTAACCCACTGATACCAACACTTTACAAACATTTATATCAAATAATTTGTTAATTGTTGACTAACATTTGTTTATTGTTTGTTAATCAACTAAACAACTAAACCCCGAAGGGCAGTGATTAAAATAACCACTGCTTTACTTCGTTGCCATCCTTATGCTTCATCACATTACCATCCTTATCAACCATAGTTGCACGTCCTATTGGATGAAAGTTAGGCACATCATCACCCTTGTCTAATTTACCAGGGTTAGCACACCAACCAAATTGGTATCCTATTGCATACTCATTAACTTTAGCTCCAACATAGATTGTTTTACCACTTGGAGATACTTTGCTTACAATTGCTTTCATTTTGATAGTTTTTGGTCAAGAAATCTGAATTGATTTCCTGCTAAATTTAGGTAGGGGGGGTGTTGTGGGGATGCCCCAAATCTTCAACTACACAAAATTTTTTAAAAAACTATTTTTTCAAATTAACGACTATACAAAATTTTTTAAAAAATTATTTTTGTAACAAATTTAATGTAGGATTGTTACAACATTATAGCCCATATATTAGCTTAATGTGGTATATTTCATACATTATATATAACATATTAGCTATATTCTATGGTTCTAAATTTACAATAAGTATTTGGTTATTAAGTCATTATTAGGTAACTTTAGAGCATGAAACCAGAAGTTAAATATAGAGAACCAGATGTAGATCACATTACTATTGTTATAAATAATGTAGAACATGTGTTAAGTACAACTGAATATATTAATATAATTAAGCCTGCTAACAGTATTGAAGGATCAGGCTCAGATTATGTTATTGCTAGAAACAAGATATTACAAGAGTATTTTATTAATGGACCTAAAGAACAATTTAGTTGGTAATGGCAAGTACATCAGAATATGAACAACAACAATTTTGGGAAGATAAACCTATTGAGGTTATCTTAGGAGATAACTCTTCCTGGGAATTAACAAATATAAATAATGAGAACAAAATCTAAGAATTTTAATGACTCCCAAGTAAAAGGAATATTACCTGATGGATCAGTATACCTTAAAATGGGTGTAACTAAGAAACACTATAATGATAAACTAGATTATGAAGATATGGATCAAATCAATGAGAGTTTACTTATGGCTGAAAAAATTAACAAATTTTACTTACTTACAGGACTTACTCCTATAACTGAAGAATAAGTAAAATAAATTTGCATATTGTCTAAAAATAGTGTATATTTAAATGTACTCTAACTTAAACAGTTAGTCACCAGGGAACACCTAATAAGTTAACACCTGGTTAGAAGTTGGATAGTATGAGTAACTTCTATATGTAATGACATATAATTTACCTGAGTATTAGGATTTTATATTTAAATGCATATAATGATAGTGAAAAGAGGTTTCTCCGATAGGTACAAAAAAGGTTATAAGTGAAATTCTATAGCTGCTACAAGAGGTATGAAGTATCCTCCTGAATTAACAGGATCAAAGTAAGCAGACACCTAGGTAACTAGGGAGGGTTAAAGACAGATAGATATAAGTTTATAATTAATCCAAACATCTAGTGTACAAACTGGAAGGGGAATATTATGTCTTGTAGATAACTAAGTTAGTTATATAATTTATTTGGTTATTATAATTAAATCAGTTATATTTGATGTATGGAATACACACTTAAACTCCCTATATCTAAAAAGACTGAATATCTTATTCAAATGTTAAATCCTGTTATGGGTAATTTGACAGATAAAGAAATTGAGATATTAGTTGTTATTGCTGATAAGCAAATATCTATTATTAATAAAGATACTAGAACAGATGTTAGAATGTCTTTAAATATGGATAAGTTTAATTTTAATAACTATATTAAAAAGTTAGTTACTAAGAAAGTATTACAACAAGTAGATAGATTAACACTTAAAGTTAATCCTTGGATATTACATATCTTAAAACATGATTCAATTAACTTAAGTTTTGTATAATGAATTCAACTAAAAGTAATATATATGAAGAAATATTGGATGAAATTAAGAGTGAGTTTGATTTGTCTAAAATGGAACTTGAGAGAATATGTGATTCTCAGTTTAGGGTTATAAGAGATACAATGTCTAAAAGAGAAGGTAAGGTAGTTCAGTTAATTTATTTAGGTAAGTTTAGACCTACTATTTATAATATAGATTATACTAAACGTAAAAAACTAAAAGATGAGTAAATTACAAGAAATACTTTCAGGTTGGAAAAATGTAATCTGGGAGAAACCAGAAATAGAAAAGATAGCTATGGATAGAGCTTTAATTTGTAGTTATTGTGATAAGAATGTAAATAGTGTATGTCAATCTTGTGGTTGTCCATTAGTTGCTAAGACTAGATCTGAATATTCTAAATGTCCTGAAGGAAAATGGTAATAGAACTAGAAGTTATATCTCAATATCCCTTACATGAAACAAGTAAGTCTATTGCTAGATATGTACCTCTTAGAATATACCAAAAAAAGTTATTTGTTGTTGAATCTATGCAGATAGAAGAACATGTTGATAGTAAGGGTACTACTATCAAAAAATTTACTACTGTTAAATATGATTCAGAATACTATAAAGTTAACATGCCTTACAAAGAATTAAAAGATAAGTATTTTACACCAATAGTAATTAAAGGATTAGGAAAATGAATAAAGAATTAATAGTCCAGCCATATGATGCTTTAGTTTTTGTAGGAATAGGATCTATTTCTTCTCAATTGAAAGCTCTTAAAAAGAAATATGGTATTATTGAAAAAGCAGATGATACTTGGTTAGGATTGTGTAATCATCAATATTCTGAAAATTTACAAAGAAACATATTTTATATTGTTGTTAGTTCTACTAATACAGATAAAAAGAAATATTGGAATACTATAACTCATGAAGTATTACATTTAGTTCAAGAAATATTAGAACATAAAGGAATATATTTTCAAAGAGGTAAAGCTAATGAATCTTATACTTATTTAATGGGACATATAATTGGAGAGTTATTTGAGTTTTTTGAAAAAGAATATATTAAAATAAATAAAGCATGATTAAAATAATAGACTTAGTAGACGGTAAAATTATAGTTGCTCCAGAGTGTCTAGTTATAGAACCATTTAAATCTATTTGGGAGAAAGATAAAACTAAAGATAAAACTCATGCATTTAATGTAATTAAATACACTTGGTATTATGCTTCATATAAATCACCTTTCTTTCAACATAGTAATTCAGATAGATCTAAGTTAATCTTAAGTCATATTATTAAAGATGATAAGTTTAAGGTAAATAAAGAGTTAGAAGAATGTGTTAAAATGTATGAAAAGATTAATACTACTCCTGCAATGAAGTTATTTAGATCTGTTCAAGAATCTATTAATAAGATGGAAGAGTTCTTTATGACTGCAGAATACAATGAAGATAGTATTACTAAGATACAAAAAGCAATTATAGACATGCCTAAGATGCAAGAAGCTATTCAAGCTGCACTAAACAACTGTAGTAAAGAACAAAGTACCGGAGATAAAGTTAGAGGTGAAGCTACACTTGGAATGTTTGAAAATATATAATAATGCTAAACGATAATCCTTATATACCACATATAGATATTTTTGAAAACACAAAAGAGTTTTCATATCTTGCTGAACAATACAATAAGACAGGGTTGTATACTACAAGTATTCCAGGTACTATAGAGTATTTAGATTTTTGGCAAGATGTTAAAGATGTTTGTATTAATGGATTTACTAATTCTATAGGTCAAACTATTACAGGTCAACATTTTTTTTATTTAAACTTCTGTCCAATATTAGGTCTTAATGAAAAGACTGGAAAGAAATCTAAAATCTTTCCTAGGTTTATAGATTTAGATTATGAGTTCTTCCACATGGTAGAATATTGTAGACTACATCAAAAATCTTTAGTTGCAGTTAAAGGTAGACGTCAAGGATGGTCTTACAAAGCTGCAGCAATATGTACACATGAGTTCTATTTTTACCCAGATAGTAAAGCAGTAATAGGAGCATTCTTTAGTTCATTCAGTCAGAATACCATGAATATGGTTGTAGACAATTCTAACTTTATTAATACTAATACAGAATTTAGAAAACAAAGAAATCCTGATCTTAAAGATTTTATTAAGGCTAGATACCAGGCTAATGTAGGGGGTGTTAAAGTTTGGAAAGGATATAACTCTGAAGTAAGAGCGATATCTTTTAAAGACAACCCTACAGCAGCCGTAGGTTTAAGTGCTTCTTGGTTAATTTTAGATGAAGCAGGTGTATTTAACAATATTACAGATACTTATGGATATACTGAACCATTAATTAAAGATGGTTCTACATATACAGGAGTATCATTAGTATTTGGATCTTCTGGAGATATGGATTCAGGTAGTAAATATTTCTATGAGATGTTTACTAATCCAAATAAGTATAACATGTTATCTTTTGAAGATCCATTTAATCCTGGAGCAACTATTGGTTTCTTTAGTTCAGCTACAAAAGGTAGGTTAGGTAAATGTCTTAATCCTAATTCTAAATGGTATAAACAACCAATGACAGATGAAAATGGTAATTCTAACTATGAAGCTGCACAAGATGATATTGAATTTAATAGGATTAGTAAGCGTAATGGTTTAGATCCTAAAGCTATTCATAATGAAACTACTCAGTTCCCTTTAAATTGGAAAGAAGCTTTTCTTAGAAATAAAGGTAATGTATTTGGTTCTCCAGAAATGTTAGAATGGTTAGGTCAATTAGAAAATACACCTAGTCTTAGAGGTCAAGCACAAAAAGGTGATTTATTCTTTGATAAAGGAGAGATTAAATGGAGGCCTAATGATGAGTTAATTTATATTACAGATTTCCCATTAAGAAAAGATCCTAAGTCTGGACAAAGCTTTTCAACAGATAGTTGTGTAGTAATCTGGGAACATCCTGAGAAACAAGATAATGGAGAAATACCTAACTACTTATACATTGCAGGATGTGACCCTTATGATCAAGATAAATCAGAATCTGGTTCCTTAGGTTCATTTTTTGTATACAAAAGATTTTATAGAGCAGATAGAACTCATGATATTCTAGTTGCTGAATATACTTCTAGACCAGATACTGCAGAGCAATTCTATGAAAACTGTAGAAAGTTATGTATGTATTATAATTCTAAAGTATTGTATGAGAACCAGTTAAAAGGTTTAAAGGTATACTTTGAGCAAAAGAATGCTTTACAATATATGTGTGAACAACCAGGTATTATTAGAGATATGGTCAAAGACTCTAGAGTACAAAGAGGATATGGTATTCACATGAATAGAGGAACTAATGGTTCAAGTGGTATTAAAGATCAATGTGAGTTATATCTTAAGAAATGGTTATATGAAGAAGTTAGTGGTGAAACTGAAGGTACTAAAGTATGTAGATTTCAAACAATTAAATCAATACCTTTACTTAAAGAATTAATAGCATATGATAGAGATATTAACACTGATAGAGTTATTGCAGTTATGCTATGCGTACTGCAAACATACGAATTACACAGAATACACGTAGAAGAGCTATTAGATATGAAAACAACGTCTGGTGATTTCTTAGAAAGAATATACCAAAAAAACCTTATATTTAACAGGAGGAATTCTCAATCCCAATTTAATCCAAGCAGAAACTAATGAGTCAAGATATATATGCCAATTTAGGTGGTCAAAATTTACCTCAACAAAAATTACCTATGTCCCAAAAGGATAAAGAATGGGGTAAATCTTGTATTAATTATTATTCAAATTATAGATATACTAATGGTAGTAATTTAAGATCTGATAGATTTAGAAAGTTAATTAACTATGATTTATATAATGGTAAAGTAAACCATAAAGATATTGAAACTATTTGTGATCCATTAGGAGTTAATACTTCTAGTACATTCTCAGCTAGATTTCAACATTATGATATAGTGTCAGAACCTATTAGATTACTAATTGGTGAAGAAACTAAAAGACCTGATAATCATATTGTGGTGTCAGAATCTCCAGAAGATATTAATCGTAAAACAGCAGGAGTTAAACAAAGAATATTTGAAGCTTTACAACAAGGTTTAGCTTATCAAATAGATCCTAATGCTGATCCTAATAATCCTCCACCTTCACCAGAAGAAATAGTTAAGCAAGAAAAGTATACTCCTTCAGATATGATTGAATCTAAAGCAAATAAGATTCTTAAAGTATTGAAGAAAAGAGTTAATACTAGATTGTTATTTAGTCAAGGTTGGAAAGATGCATTAATTGCAGGAGAAGAAGTTTATTGGGTAGGTATTGAAAATAGTGAAGTAACTATGCGTAGAGTTAACCCAGTTAACTTAACAGTTATTTTAGATGGTGATACAACTTTTATTGATGATGCTATAGCAGTAGTTGAAGAAAGAATGTTAGCTATTAATACTATCTTAGATGAATATGGTGATATTCTTTCTAAAGATGATATAGACAAATTAGAAAACTATACTAGAGGAACCTTTGGTTCTTTTAATACTGCAGGTGGATTTGAACCTCAGTTTGAAGTAGTTAATGGTCAAAATGCTTTTGCAGGAGTTACTCCTACTAATGCTTATAATGGAAATAATAGTAATAACTATTCTATCAGGGTTACAAGAGTTGAATGGAAATCAATGAAAAAGATTGGTGAATTAACTTGGACTGATGAAGATGGAACTGAACAATCAGAAATAGTTGATGAATTATTTAACACAAAAGTATTTAAGCAAGCTTTTCCAGATGCCAAAGTAGAATGGTATTGGATTAATGAAGCATGGGAAGGTGTTAAAATAGGATTAGATATTTTTACAGATATTAAACCTAAACCTAACCAAAGACGTAGATTAGATAATCCTTATTTCTGTAGATTAGGTTATACAGGATTTATATATGAAGCAACTAACTCTCAATCAGTTAGTTTAATTGACAGGTTAAAACCTTATCAATATTTATATGATATTATATCTTATAGATTAGAAATAGCATTTGCTTCTGATCAAGGTAAGAAGTTTATTATGGACTTAGCTCAAATACCTGCAAGTCATGGTATTGACATGGATAGATGGTTATACTATTTAAAAGAAATGAATATTGCTTTTATTAATAGTTTTGAAGAAGGTAAAAAAGGTGCTGCTACTGGACAATTAGCTAATAAGTTTAATCAGTTCCAAGCAATAGATTTAAGTCTTAGTCAATCTATTCAGCAGTATATCAACATGTTAGATTATATTAAATCACAAGTAGCTTTTGTATCTGGAGTTACTCCACAAAGATTAGGTGCTATTAATAACTCTGAATTAGTTGGTAATGTAGAAAGATCTGTTAATCAATCTTCTTTAATTACTGAATATTTATATGAAGCTCATGCTGAAGTAAAACGTAGAGCTTATACTTGTATGATTGAAGTAGCTAAGATTGCTTATAAAAAAGGATTAGTTGCTCAATACATGTTAGATGATACAACTATTGAATTATTACAATTAGAAGAAAATGAATTTGAGAACTCAGAGTTTAGTGTATTTGTAACTAACAATACTAAAGATTTAGAATTAAAAGCTAAGTTAGATCAGTTAGTTCAAGTAGCATTACAATCTGAAAAAGTAGATTTATCTACAATAGTTGAAACATTAATAAATGATTCTCCTAGAGATATTGTTAGAATGTTACAACGTAAAGAAGAAGAGTTTTATAAACGTCAAGCTGATAATGGTAAAGCTCAACAAGAACATCAAATGCAGATTGAACAATTACAAAAACAAATGCATGATGAACAAGTTGAACTTGATCATCTTAAACTTGATCAAGATAGATATATTGCTGAACAAAATAATGAAACTAGAATACAAGTTGCTGAAATTGCTGTATATAATAAACAACAAGATATTGATCTTAACGACAATGGTATACCAGATTCTTCAGAGATTGCTGCTAATGCTTTAGCTCAACAAGAATTATCTTCTAGAATGTTTTTAGAACAATCTAAGATAGGACATGATAAATCTAAACATGAAGCTCAAATTGCATTAAAAGATAAAGAAATGAAGCTCAAAAATGAGCTTGAAAATAAAAAAATTGAAGCTATAAAAGTTCAAAATGCTAATCAAATAGAACTAGCTAATAAAAAAGCTAAGTTAGATAGAGAAATGATGGATAAAAAAATGCAGATTGAGAAAATGAAAATTGCTTCCAAACCTAAAACACCTAAAAAATAATGAGTAGTTTAAAACTAACACCTCCGGCAGAAAAAACAAATCCTTTTGCAAGCAAGGAATGTATTGATATATTAAACTTTAGAATTGAACAAGAAGAATATTCTTCAAGATTTTATACTGCAATGTCAATGTGGTTAAATGACCATGGGTATTTAGGTGCTGCAGCAGTTTGGGAAAAAGATGCAGAAGGAGAAATGGTTCACGCAGGTTGGGCTAAGTCTTTCTTATTGGATATGGGTGTTACACCTAAGACTCCAGCATTAAAAGAACCACCTCAAACATTTACAGGTTTACCTGATGTTATTAGACAATCATATGCTCATGAAATATTAGTTACACAACAATGTAATGATCTAGCTTCACATGCTATGAAATATGGTAATCATTTATTATATCAGTTAGCTATGAAATTCTTAACTGAGCAACAAGAAGAACTAGGAAAAGTACAAAACTTAGTTGATCAATTAGAAGCATTTGGTGAAGATAAAATTGCAATGAGATTATTTGATCATGAACTAAAAGGATAATGAATGTCATTAATTCATGAAGTAAAACAAATACTTTGGGTAACAACCCCTCATGGTGATGGTATAGTATTATTTATAATGGATTATGGTCCACAAGAAAATACTATATTTGTTGTAGCACTTGAAGAAAATGGTATAATAAAACATTATAATAGTAATGATGTTAGATTATGTAAAAATGATACTTTTAATATAAATAAAAATGTATAATAAGTTACCAGTAAAAGAAAGAATAGAATTAATGAAGTCTTACAGAAAGGCTAACAAAGATATGTCTTATCGTGATATGGTTAAAGATTATAATGATAGTTATGAAAAGTTTAAAAAAGGTGGAATAAAAGAAGATAATGAATTTGATTTTTCAAAAAAACAACAAAATGCTGGTCCTAGAGTAGAAGAAGATTTATATTCAGGTCTTTATAATACTGTAGAAACTCCTAAAAATTTATCTGAACTTCCTTCATATAGAGCTTATACTTATGGGGCAAATCAATACTATGCACCTATTAGTCATCCTCAAAAAGGATTAGAAGATGTATTAGCTTGGGATGAAAAGACAGGAACTAATTATCAATTAAATCCTGCTAACTATAAACCTTATAAAGAAATACCTATGACAGGAGATAAATCTGCTAATCTTAGAAGATTTGTTTTAGATGTTGCAGGTGAAGGTCAACAACAAACTGCTGATTTATATAGAACTAAAAGTGGCAATGTTGAAAATACTCCTACTCGTGCTTATAATACAGATGAGATAAAACAAAATGTATTTAAAGAATTATATGCTCAAAATTTATTTAAATTTAAAGGAGATAAAGATGCAGCATTTGGAGCTACTCGTGAATTTGTAGAAAAAAATGTAGAACCTAAATATGGTGAATATTATAAGTTTAAACAAGACCCTGAACATTATAAGGTACTTGGTCAGTATTCAGATACAAATTTAAATGTTCCTAATTTAATATCTAATTTAGCAGATAAACATATACAAGGTAAAAACTTAAATCAAGAAGAATTAAATTCTATAATTAAAGGAGAAGAATTTGCAAAATCAATAGAAGAATATAAACCTGCATTAAGAGATTATTTTAAAACAAATAAAAACTTATCTTCTAAAGATACTGATGAATTAATTAATAAATCTTTTAATGAATATTATCAAAATCAACAACCTCAAAAAAATAAATACGGAGGAATTCAAAAGTTTGGTGATGGTGGTAAATATATAGTTAAGTCTGGTGATAATTTATCTACAATTGCTAAAAATTATAATACTGATATAGGTACTATTCAAAAATTAAACAATATACAAGATGTTAATAAAATAGGTGTTGGTCAAAATATTGTATTACCAGAAAGACAAACCAACATTGTTCAACAACCTGTTAATATACAACAATCTGCAAATTTAGATAGTTATGATTTTAATACAGCATTTAAAATAGCTAGACAAGAATTAGGACCAAATAAAATATTTGAATATAATGGTAAAAAATTTGGAACTAATTTAAAAGGAGAAACATTTGTACCTGATAAAGAAGAATTAGCTAATAATAATATGTTAAATGATTCAACATTAACTCATTTAACTGATCAAAATAAAAAAGTTAAATCTATTTATACAAGTAAAGAAACTGTTAAATTACAACCTACTTGGAAAGAATCTACAGAAATAGAAAAACAAAATCAGGAATTTAATAAATTAAAAAATGCAGAGTTAATTAATAAATATCAATCTATTAGAAATCCTAATGAAAAATATATTATTGTAGATAAGAAGAAAGGTAAAATGCATGTATATTTAGGAGGAAAAGAAATTGAATCTTATAATGTAGGTACTGGTGAAAATAAAGGTGATGAACAAACAAGAACTTGGGTAGATAAAGAAACACATAAAACAGATTGGTCTAAAGGAAATAAACAAACAGGAGCAGGAATTTATACAATATCTTTTATTGATGAACACAATAAGCATTATGGTAATGTTCCTTCTTTTCATTTAAAAAATGAAAATGGTGTAGAAGTACCAACTGCTATACATGCTGGATTTGGAGATAGGTTAAAAAGAATTGCAAATAATGATTTAAGTAACAATGATCCAGAAAGTGGAAAAGATACTAGATTTTCTAATGGTTGTATAAATGGATTATGTAAAGATATGACTGATCTATATCAAAATGATTTAAAAGCTGATAAAAAAGGAAATCAAGGTACTAAAGTATTTATATTACCAGATGATGATAATAATTTTTATCAAATAAAAAATGGTAAGTTAAATTTAACAACTAAAGAATATAATCCTAATGTAGCATATTCTCCTAAAAATCTAAAAGCTAATCCTGTTAAAATAAATGTTACTAATGAAGAATATAATACTCCACATGTAAAAGGAATGGCATATACATTAGAAAAACTTAAACCTACTTTAATGAAAGATGGTAAAGTTGATAATGATACATATAATAAATTAAGTAAGTTAGTTATAGGATTGGCTTTACAAGAAACTAAAGGTGGAGAAGATTATCGTGTAAGATCAGGTTTTTTAAAAATACCTTTTACAAATAAAGAAACAGATCAAGGATTAGTTAATTACTTAAAAGATTTAAAAGGTTCTAATAGTATAAATTCAAGAGGTTTAACTCAAATTAAATATGATGCTCAAAATGATGAATTAAAAGCACAATTTAAAAAATATGGAATAACAAAAGATAATTTAAATGATGGTGCACATGCTTCTATTGCAACAATATTAATGTTAAGTTATATGTACAATAATGAATTACCTAGTTTAAAAGAAAAACTTAAAAAACAAGGAATATCAGATGAAGAAGCTTTACTTTATTTAAATCAAGGTAAAAAATCTGAAATTGTAAAAGGTACTGCTACACCTGATAAAAATCCATACATTCAAAATGTAAAAAATTTTGGTAAGAATATTAGCATACAAGAACAATCATATTAACATATTAAAGCTATAAAAAGTTATTTGGTTATGTAACTTTTTGTATTTGCAAACAATAACCAAAACAGTTATATTTATAGTATATTACTAATAAGGCAAAAAAATGAGTAAGGAAAAAAAAGAATTTAATATTCTTGACACACCATTTGGTGAAGGTCTAGAAATGCAGTTTAATGATGAGTTTTCTAGTGATTTTCAAGAGAACAATTCTGTAACACAACCACTAGTTCCAGAACTAGAAGATGTAACACCTCCAGTTGATGAAACTAAAGAAGTTGTTAAAGATCTACCTAAAGAAGAAACCAAAGAAACTAAAGAAGTTGATAAGGTTGAATCTAAACAAGAAACTACTGAAGAGGGTTCTTCTCTCAAAGTATTTGCAAGTTGGTTAGGAGATAAAGGTTTAGTAGACTATGATGAAGAAACTTTTGAAGATTCAGAAGAAGGTCTAAAAAAACTAATGAGTTCTACTGTTGAGCGTGAAGTGGAAAACTATAAAAAAAGTTTACCAGAAGATGTTCATAAGTTAGTAGAATTTGTTGAAGCAGGAGGTAATCCTAAAGATTTTATTAATGCATATTATAATGAAGTAACTTGGAGTGATTTTGAAATAGACACTGACACTACTCAAAAGATTGTATTAAGAGAATACTTAAAAGCACAAGGAGAAGATATTGAAGAAATAGAAGAAACTTTAGATACATATGAAGTTTCTGGTATTTTAGAAAAGAAAGCTAAAAGTGCATTAAGCAAATTACAAAACTATGAGAAAAGTTATCAAGAACAATTGGTAGAATCTCAAAAGAAGTATGAAGCTGAACAAAAAGCAGTAGCTAAGAAACAATATGAAGATTTCAAAGCTGATTTATATGCTAAAGAAGAAATTCAAGGGTTTAAATTAACCCCTAAAATGAAAGATAATCTTTGGGACTTTATTATGAAACCTGATAAAACTGGTAAGACAGGATTACAGAAACATAATGAAACTAACACTAATGCTCAATTCATGTATGCTTATTTAGCAATGAATGATTGGGACTTAAGTAAGTTAGAAAGACAAGTTAAAACTAAAGTTAACTCTGAGTTAGCAAGTAAGTTATCTAACTTTAAAGATGGAAGGTCTAAATTAAAATCAGGTCAATCTGATGGTTTTGGATCAGAAAAATCTTCAGGTAACTTCAGTGCTTTCCGACAAGCTTTAGATAAAGGCTTATTATAAAATAGAACAATTATTAATTTAATATAACAAAAACAAAATGCAAATTAGTCCATTACAAATAACAAACATGAATTGGCATGCTGGTCTTACTCAAGACTCTCATTTGTCCACATTCTTTTTAACTGAGCCAGCTATTGCTAGCCAAGTTATTACTCGTATTTATAACAAACAAAATGGTTATAAAAATGCTCTTTCTTTCTTAACAGGTGGAATGGGTAAAGCTAAAGAAATTGATGGTATCCAATACCGTTGGAATATCATTGGTGACTCTCGTAAAGCAATATCTATTACTCGTTCAGCATTTGATGCTGCAACTTCAATAGGTATCAACGCTACATCTTTTAAAATTGGTGTAGGTGAAAAATGGTTCACAGAAGGTGACGTTTTATTATTTGACAGTCCAGATTATAAAGCTCGTGTAATTTCTGAACCAATTTATGATGGTGCTGATTATATCTTAGTATGTCAATTAGTTACTGCAGATATCACTAAATCTGTACCTGCTACTTTAGTAACAGTTGGTAAAGAGGTATCTAAAGAATACAACATTGTAGAACATGATCATTCTCGTACATCAGGTGAAACTCACTATGCTACACCAATGATGTTAGAAAACTTCATGACTACATTGCGTAAGAAATATTCTGTAACTGGTGCTGCTCACAGCCGTGTTATGGTTATCTCTATGTTAAATCCTGAAACTAATGAAAAAACTAACACTTGGGTAAAATATGCTGAGTGGGAATTTTGGAAACAATTCATGGATGAAATCGAAGTTATGTTAATGTTTGGTGAATCTAACATTAAATCTAATGGAACAACTGATTTAAAAGGTGCTTCAGGAAATACAATTTATTCTGGTGCTGGTTTAGAAAATCAAATTGCTCCAGGTAACAAACGTCTTTACACTACATTGAATGAAAAAACTATCCGTGATTTCATGGGAGATTTAGCATACAATGGTACTGAAGATGGTCCTCGTGAATATGTGGCTTTATGTGGTCGTGAATTCATGAACTTATTTGATCAAGCTATGAAGCGTTCAGCATCTGCTTTCAACTTAGTTGATAGTAAATTCATCGCAGGTGAAGGACAAAACTTAGAATTACATGGTCAGTTTATGACTTATACAGGTTTAAATGGAGATAAAATTACATTGAAAGAGTATAAGCCTTATAATGATACAATGAGAAATCGTTTATTACACCCTCAAACTGGTAAACCAGCAGAGTCTTATAAAGCGACTTTCTTAAACTTTAAATCTTATAACAAAGGAGAACCAAATATCCAAAAAGTATATTCTAAAGATCGTGAGATGGTAACAACTTACATTGAAGGAATGTATGGCCCTTATGGACCTAAGAAAAATGGTTCATCTGCAAGTTCAGTAGATGGTTACACATTTGAAGCAATGACAGAATGTGGTATCATGTTGCGTGACCCATCAGATGCTGCTCAATTGATTTTAGATGCATCTAGCATTAGCTAGTCCAATATAGAGTTTCTTAGGAGTGTACTCTACCCAAACACTCCTTTTTTTATAAACTAATAAAGGCAAATTATTAAAAACAATGGAAGTAATTAACAGACAGTATGTTATTAGACCTATCATACGCAATAAATTTTCAGGTCAATCTTATTACAATAAAACTCTTACTGTAATAATGGGAGCACAGTTAAGTAATACTGGTTTATATAAAACAGGATTATCAACTGAAGATGAAGCATATTTTGAAAAGGAGTTAAACCTAGCTAAAGGAACTTTAAGTAAGCGTAATGCTGACTTTTGGGGAGATATGGAAGTAAGGTTAAGAAACGACAAGTTAACAATATTTAATATAGTTAACGCATATGATGAACTTAAGTTTAGAATGTTACAACAACATGATTGGATTGCTAATACAGAGCATGATGTTGTAGGTAATTCAACTGCTAGGTTTTACATATATGATCCAGAAGCAGCAAGTAAAATTGAAGATGCTAAAATGGAATTTGAATTTGCAGCTATGGAAGCTTTCCATAAAACAACTGTTGAAGAAAGAAGAGGATTGTTAAGAGTATATGGTAAAACAGGTGTAGATAATATGTCTGAAACAATGGTTAAAACAGAATTGTTTAAAGAACTTAAAAAAGACTTTAAAGAATTTATTAGAATTGCTTCAGCTAAAGATACTCCAGTAAGAGCCTTAGTAAAAGCCTTAACTGAAAAAGGAATAATTAAACAAAAAGGTACTTATTTTTATAATGGTGAAGATTTATTAGGTAGTTCAACTGATGAAGTTGTAAGTTACTTATCAGATTTAAAAAACCAAGCTATTAAATTAGCATTAGAAAATAAGTTAAAACCTAAGAAAACCAAATCTGAATAATGACTTGTGCAGAACTTCATTTAGAATTTAAATTTAGATGTGATAAATTAGATACTCTAAATTATCCTAACTTCTTACCAGAAGAAATTGATTTAATTTTAAATAATGCCCAAGATAGATTTATTAAACAAAGATATGGTCTTAATAATATTAAAAGACAATCTTTTGAAGAAACTGAAAAGCGTACTGAAGATTTAAAAAATATTACAATTAATGCGATATTAACACCTCAACCTTATTCAGTAAATAATATAGATACTACTGCAAGATTTGTAAACTTACCAACTAATCATTGGTTTACTATACAAGAAAGAGCAGGAATAACATGTAATGATTGTGGAATACCAACAACTCAAAGAGTTGAAGTAGTACCAATAACACATGCTGAAGCATCTAAATCTTTAAAAGATCCTTTTAAAAAACCTAATTCTGCTAAAGTACTTAGGTTAATGATTGATGGTAAAGTTGAATTATTATCAAATTGTACAATAGTAGATTATCAATTTAGATATTTAAGACAACCTGCAAAAATTGATTTAACAACAAATACTAGTTGTGAATTATCAGAACACACTCATAGTGAATTAGTTGATTTAGCAGTAAGTATAGCATTAGAAAGTATAGAAAGTAAGAGAACAACAACATTTAATCCTTTGATTAATAATACTAACGAATAAAATAAAAATTAAATTAAAATGGCAATAGCAACAATATCACCTAAATATTTCTTAGGTTCATTTATTCCAAATGTTAAAATTTTATCATCTAAAGTTGATGAAATTATTAATGTGGTTAATGGTACATTAGGTACTGTAACACAAGGAACAAGTATTACAACTGGAGTTACAGTTAATGCTACTAAAGGTGTAATTACAACAGTAGCTTTAACTACTGCAGCTGGAGCAACAGCAGGTCCTTTTGTAGTAACTAATTCTAAAGTATTAGCTACATCTGTAGTCTTAGCTTCTGTAGAATATGCTAACGGTAAAACAGGATTTCCTGCAGTATTAGTAGAAGCAGTAGCCGCAGGTTCATTTAATGTAAGACTTAAAAATATTACAACTAGTACTGAAACTTTAAATGATGTAGTTAAAATACATTTTGTAATAAACAACTAATTAAACAAATATCTCAATAAATAAAATTTAAAAATTAAAAAACAATGTCAATTCATAAAGTAACAAACACATTTGTAGGTAATGGTTCAGCATTAGAAGCTGACGTTAATACATTAACACCTGGTAAATTGGGTCTATTTACTATGGCTAATACAGCATTAACTGCTGCTTATGCTTCAGGTTCTGCTACACAAAAAATTCAAGTATCTGAAACATTTGCTGATGGTTCTTTCAAAAAATCAATGTTAATTGATGGTGCTTCAGTAATTTCTGCTCGTACAGAAGGATATGCTCCAGCTACTCGTGAAGTATGGGCTATTGGTTATGATCGTAAAGCTGCTGCAGGTTCAATTGAAGTAAACAATTCTTCTGATTATACTGCTAGTATTCGTTTTAAAAATGATAAATCTTTATATTCTGAAAGACCAGAAATGTTAAGAATTAACTTTACATCTTCTGCTACAGCTACTCAATTATCTATTGCTACTCAAATTGCAGCAGTAATTAATAATGGTGGATTTAAAACATTAGTAAGTGCAGTTGTAGTTGGTAATGGTACAGGTGTATATGGTTTAACTGGTGCTACTGCATGGGGAGTTGAAATATCTGCTTTAGATATTAATCAATTCCGTAGTTCAACTTATAAAGAAAACCGTGTATATTTTTCTTGTCATGTAGATGATGCTACAGGATTTGGATCTAGTACAACTTGTACTCAAATTTCTGCAAATAATCCTGGAGAAGGAACTTATAACTATATCTACAACAAAGAAAACTTTGATTATCAATATGAAGGTTTATCTAATCGTAGATTATGGCCAGCACAAAGTGTAAGTTTTAATGTTAGTTCTACAGCAAAATTATCTGCAGCAATTACTCCTACTGCTACTACAGTATTAGGTTCAGATGTAGTTACTTTTTCTGCAACTGTTGCAACAATTTTAAGACCAGGAGAATTAATTACTTTAGCAGGTGTTAATTATGAAATTAAATATTTTATTAATTCAACTAATGCAGTATTAACAGTACCTTATGGAACTACTGGTGCATCAGGTGTTGCAGTTAAAGTACGTTGTTTTTATTCAATTATTGTATTAGAATTTAATGATAATTCATTTACTTCAGGTGCAGATTTAATTTCTGTAGCTCGTAAATCAGTTTACATTGCAACTCCAGCAATTGATGATAATGCAACTTGGACAACTTTTGCAGGTGCAATCACTGCAGGTTCTACAGAAGGTAATGCTACTTCAGGTTTATTGAAAAAATTAAACGACTGGTTAGCTACTACTCCAGCAGCTCCTGCTACTTTAGCATTCTAGTTCTTAGAATTGCTAACTTATTATACCATTCTGGTATATCAAACTTTAAAGCCTTAATTAGTATAATAAGCCCCTGGTTTCTCTTCCTTAAAAGTTTTCCAGGGGCTTTACTTATGCACTAAAAAATTTAAAAAAAATGTCATTAATACTTAATTTTGAAATATGTCAAGCCAATGGTTGTAAAGATTTAATCTTTTCAGAAACTACAGGGGCATATAATGCTACTTATAACACAGGTGGATATGGTGCACCTAATGAAACTACTGATGATGCAGTTACTGCAACATTAACTATAACAAATGCTAGTGGTTTAGTAACAACTGTTGATTTAATGCCTGAAGGATTTCCTACAGATGACATTATTGCTGATGGTTATACTATTACTTCTTCAACAGTTTTACCTGATGGAATGTATACATTTGTATATAATGTAACTTATAATTATCATGGATCTATTGTTACATATAGTAAATCTATAAGTAAGTTATTTTATTGTAATTCAGAATGTTGTGTTAATCAAATGTTATCTAATTTAAACTTAACATGTGATTGTTGTGAAACTGATGAAAATATTAAAGTTTATTACAAAGCTTGGACATTTTTACAAGCATTAAAAAATGCTGCTCAATGTGGTGATGTTACCACTTTTAATAACATACTAAAAATAATTACAAAATTATGTAAAAATAATAATTGTAAAACTTGCAAATAACAAATAAAAACCTTATATTAGATATACCATGTGTGATTGCTGTAAAAAAATAATAGTTCAAACTGAAATAGGAATTCCTGGACCTCAAGGAATACAAGGACTTCCTGGAAATGATGGTCCCCCAGGCCCAATTGGTCCTGCTGGTGCTAATAATAGTATTTATTCAAATAAATTATATATTGATGGTAGTCCTAATGCGGGAGGGTATTTTAATAGTGCTGTATATCCTACAGCTCTTTTAGGAAATACTTTATCAGCAAATGATCAAGAAATTGAATTTGTTTATTATGGTAAACATGTAGCTGCATTAAGTAGTGGAAGATTATCTTTAGCTTTAAGAGTTAGTGGAATTAATGTAGCACCTCCAATTTTATTATCAAGTACAGTAGATTCATTTATTACTGCTAAATATACTATAAAAAGAGTATCTGTTAATTCACATCTTATTATGTATGAATTTTACAAAGATGATAATTTAATGACATCTGGAAGTTTAATAACATATAAGACAATTACTACTTCATCATTTGATTCAACATTAAGTATTACATTAGATGTGTATTTAACTGCTTCATCTGCTCCTGGTGTAAATGCAGGAGAATTACTAACTTATGCAACAACTATTTATAAACGTAATTAAATATTGTAATTAGTATGGACGATTGTAGTCAATTAAATATACCTATAGGTCCACAAGGACCAGAAGGTCCCGAAGGACCTCAAGGTATTCAAGGCATTCAGGGAATACAAGGTATTCAAGGTGATCCAGGAGTTCAAGGTCCTAGTGGTGTTGTTAGTGTAACTGCACCTATTACTAATACAGGTACTTCAACTTCTGCAATAATTGGTATTGATGCTGCTGCATTAGTAACTATTATAAACAACTCTAGTTCAGGTGGTTTTGTTCCAGTAGGAGCAATATTACCTTTTGGTTCATTAACTCCTCCAACAGGATGGGTTAGTTGTAAAGGTCAAGAAGAAGATAGAGTTGGACCTTATGCTGCATTATTTGCAGTAATAGGTGATAGTTATGGTTCAGGAGATGGATTCTCTACATTTCTTTTACCTAATTTAAAAACAAGAGTACCAGTAGGATATGATTCTAGTGTTACAGCATTTAATACTTTAGGAAATGTAGGTGGTGAAACAGATCATTTATTACTTAAATCAGAAATACCTAAACATACTCATAAATTAGATCAAGGTGTAGATGGAGCTATTTTTAATCTTTCTGGAAATCACCAACACAATTATAATCTTCAAGGTGGATCTGTAAATAGAAATTCTAATCTTGCAGATCTTAGTGGTACAGGTGGTGAACCAGTAACTGATTATGGTGTTACAACATCAAATGGTGATCATAGACATACAGGTAATACTGGTGATGGTACAACTAATGGAGTATTAGGACAAACTCACAATAATATGCAACCATATGTAGTATTTAATTACATAATTAAAATATAATAATATGTGTAACTGTAAAGAATTAACAATACCTTATGGTCCAATTGGTCCTCAAGGATTACCTGGCACTAATGGTACAGATGGTACTAACGGTACTGATGGAACCAATGGTATTGATGGTACAAATGGAACTAATGCTTTTAAATTTGTAAAACAATTTATAACTGAAGATATAGAACAATCAATAGTTATTCCTTACGCTCAATGGTCAGCTTGTGGAATTATTCCTTCTGGATGTTTAGCCGATGGAACTACTGCTAATCCTTTTATAGATATACATATTCAATTATGGAATTACAATATAAGTGAAAAAGGTGCTTATTGGTTATTATTAACTAATGGTGCTTTTACTACAACTTTTAGTTATAATGTTATTATAAATCCTTCTACTGGGGATATTACAATTACAACAAATGGTAATTTAGGAACTTATAGATTAGTAATATTAGGATAATGACAGAAACAAATTTAAATATAGTATTATCTAATGCATTATGTTGCTCTAGTCAATTAGCTACTAAAGTTAGTAAGTTATATGATACAGGTAATCTTTGTGTAGATACTGAGTTTGATAAATTAAAATTATTAATTGATAAAATTGAAGTATTAAAGTGTTATGGTTTTCCAACACAACAATTAGGATTAACTACTAATAGTGAATTTACTATTATTTTAACTAATATTCAATATAATACATTATTAAACACAAATGATTTAACTATTCAATTAGATGTTAATGGAACAATATATACTCTTTATTCAGATAGTGTTAATACAGGATTAGAGTTAATAATAAATAAATTAACAGAGTTAGGATTTTTTATTTCTTATTCTGTAACAATAGATGGTAGATTAACTTATATAGATTTAACATTAACCTGCAATATTTTAAATGTTAACTATAGTGTGCAATATTTAGAAACTGCTCCAATAGAATATTTTTTTACAAATACAGTTTTAGGTTCTTGTTTTAATTATATAGAAGTTCCTGCTCAAAATTGTTTAACAGAAGAACAAGCAGATATTATGATGCATGATGTAATGCGTCAATGTGATATTTGTGATTGTCAATTAACAACTTAAAATAAAATAAAATGAATTTACAATTTGGAAATCAAAGTAAAAGTTATTTAGATCAGTTACTTAAACAAAATCTTAATAGTTTTAAAGCTTTTAGTTATCAAAAACTAACAGTTACAGGTACTGCAGCAACTTTAACTGTTCCTGCAAATGCTAAATATGCAGAAATTAGATTAGAATCTTCAGTTACTGCAACTATTGCCGCAAGATATTTAATTACAGGTGGTGTTCCTACAACAACTGATGGTATGGCTTTAAATAACTTAGACTTATTTGATATAACAGATTATCAAAACTTAGTTAATTTTCAAGTAATACAAACTGGTGCAGGTACTCATACCTTACATATTACATATTACAAATAATTAATTAACTAAAAATGCAAGGTAATAAATTAAAAAATTCAAAAAGAATTTTTAGTCAAGATGGTTTTTCAGCATCTACAGATACTCGCATTTACAATTTAGAAAATAATGTCTACAAGGTTACTTATTACGAAATTATCTCAGGAACAAGCGGCACCCTCTCAGTCCCTATCCAAGCGACAATTAACCAGGATGAATTTGGTTTATCGGGCAATGCTTTACTTTCAAAAATTAATATTAACAATAAGCCAACGTATCAAAGCCCTACTACATTAGGTGGTATTTCAGTTACTGCTAGTTTAAATCCAACTACAGGAGCATGGGCAGTATCAGGAGCATATACAGATTTATATGTTGCATTAATTTATTCTGTAGATATTAAAGCAGAATATTTTTCTAATTTAGATAATTTCTATATTATTGAAACTGCAAATATTAGTCCTAAAGGTTTACAAAATTTACAAGATGTTACTGATTTAGGTAATATTACTACTCATCCAATAGAAGCTGATTATTTTGTTACTACAGGAGGAACTGCATCTGATTTTGTAAAAGGAGATGGTAGTTTAGATAATAATACTTATTTAACTACTGCTGTAACTTCAGTAAGTGCTACTTCTCCATTAACATCAACTGGAGGAAATACTCCAGATATTTCTACATCAATGAATACCAATAAATTAATTGGTAGAAGTACAACAGGTGTAGGAGTTATGGAAGAAATTAGTTTAGGTACAGGACTTACATTAAATAGTGGAACATTAAGTTCAACACCTAATGATAGTATTACACATGCTACTGCTTTAGGAACTGATACATATACAACTACTATTATAGGAGTTACTTCTTATGCTGATGGAGATGCTTATTTAATTAGATTTACTAATGGAAATACAACTACATGCTCATTAAATATAAATAGTTTAGGAGCTATAACATTATATAGAAATAATGATGGTCCATTAATTGGTGGAGATATTGAAGCAAATGCTGAAATGCTTTGTGTTTATAATTTAACAGCAAATACATTTCAATGTATAGGAACTTCTCCAAATTCAATTATAGCCTATGTAACTAATGCTGATAGTGTTACAATAACTAAAGGTCAACCAGTTTATGCTTTTGGAGGTCAAGGAGATAGAATGACTGTTAAATTAGCTAATAATATTGGAGATTCTACATCCGCTCAAACAGTTGGTTTAGTAATGTCAAGTTCTATTGCTACAAATCAAAAAGGATTTATTATGATGCAAGGTTTATTAGATGGATTATCTATTTTACCTACAGCAACATGGACAGATGGAGATCCTGTATATCTTAGTTCAACTGCAGGAACTATTACTAATGTAAAACCTTATGCTCCAAATCATTTAGTTTATTTAGGATTTGTTACAACTGCTAGTAATGGAAGTGCAGGAAGAATGTATGTTAGAATTCAAAATGGTTATGAATTAGATGAATTACATAATGTACAAGCACAAAGTCCTACATTAAAAGATACTTTATGGTATGATAATACTGTTTCTCCAGCTCAATGGAAAACAGCATCTATCAATACTATATTAGGATACACTCCTGCAAATCAAAGTACAACAATATCAACAAATTCACCTTTAAGTGGAGGTGGAGATTTAAGTGCTAACAGAACTTTAAGTATTTCTCAAGCAAATACAACTACAAATGGTTATTTAAGTTCAACAGATTGGACAACATTTAATAATAAAGAACCACAAATAACTTTAGGTACGATATCTCAATATTGGAGAGGAGATAAAACTTGGCAAACATTTCCCACAATACCTACAGTTACACCATCAGCTTTAACTGAAGTAGATGATACTAATATTACACTTACTTTAGGAGGTAGTCCTTCTACTGCTTTGTTACAACCTGTATCAATTACTGCTGGGTGGACAGGAACATTAGCTGATTCAAGAATAGCAAGTGCAGCTATTTGGAATGCTAAACAAAATGCTTTAGGATTTACTCCAGTAACAAATGCTAGAACTTTAACTATTAATGGAATTACTTATGATTTAACAGCAGACAGAACTTGGACTATTTCTACAGCAAGTAATTTAGAAATAAAAGATGAAGGTACAACATTAACAGCAGCAGCAACTTCAATTAATTTTACAGGTGTAGGTGTTACAGCTTCAGCAGTAGGTACAGCAGTTACTGTAAGTGTCACTGGAGGTGGAGCAGCATCTAACTTATTTAACTATTATAATTTTATATAAAATGATGACTTATACAGCACCCGATGGACATATTATAGAGTCCTTACCGTATCCACTAGAAGTAATTTATTCTAGTGATTGTTCTCCTGAAAATTATTCAGATGGAATATATAAATCTGATGAAATTAAAGGTTCAACATCTCAAATAGGAATACAAGGTATTCATATTACAAGAGCAGTTGATTATAATAAAATGGAAATTACATTAATAGAATTTAGTGAACAAGAATTAATAGATTATATTAATAACAATAAATTATATAGTGATAATTTAGATAATAATAAATTAAATAATAACTTAGCATAATGGCAGCAAATACTATACCTATATTTATAAAACAAGGTAATTTTACAGTAGGTAGAATTGCAGCAGCAAATACCGCATCTGATGGTTCAGGTGCATTAGTAACTATAGTTACAGCTACAATTGATGGAACAAGAGTAGATGGGGTTAGATTTATTAACTCTCAAGCAACAGCAGCAGTTTCAGGTGCTAAAGTATTAAGAATATTTTTATCAGATACAGGTGGAATAAATCCAAGATTAATTGGAGAAGTTGCAATGCTTACTGCTACTAGGTCAACAACTGTAGTTGGAGCAACTGCTATTTATACTTTTGACCAACCTATAGTTATGAAGTCAGGTCAATTAATGACAGTTTGTATGAGTGTATATGTAGGTGTTCAAGACCAAACAGATGCTTGTGCATTTGCTGGTGATTATTAATAATTATTTAAAATGGCTGTAATAACTGTATCAAATACTGGAGGTAACTGGAATGCAACAACAACTTGGGTTGGTGGCGTAATTCCTAGTGCTACATTAGATACAGTTGCATTTACAGCAACTTCTGGTCAATTAACAGTCAATGTTGCTTCAACTTGTATAGGAATTAATTTTACTAATTATGTTAATACTATAACTTTTACTGCATTACTTACAATTAATGGTCCTGTTAATTTAGGTACTGGTGGATATACACAAGCTGGTGCATCAGGAATACAAGTAAGTACTACTGCAACACATACAAGTGGTAGTGTAACTTGGAGTAGACTATGGACTTTTGCAGGAACTTCTCAGGTTCATACTATGTCTGGAATTTGGACTTTTACAGGTACATTAAATTTTAGTGCTACAACTGCAATGACTTTAACTGGTAGTACAATTAATACTGCTAATTTAACTGTTACAACTACTGCTACAATAAGTGGAACAACAGCAATAGTATTTAATGGAACTGGTACTTGGTCTCATTCATCTACAGGAGTTATACAAAATAATGTTACTATTAATACTACTGGAACACTTACAATAGGTACAAATATATATTATAGTATAGGTACACTTACTTATACTACAGGTACAGTTAACACTACTGGAAGCACATTAAACATACATGGATTAACATCAACTGGTTCTGTTACTTTAGCTACAAGTGGAATTACATGGAATAATGTATTTATATTAGTTTCTAATGGTTTAACACTTACTATTACATTAACAAATAATTTTACTATATCTGGCAATATATCATTAGGTCAATCTTCAACCTTTGCATCTGCAACAATTACATTTGCAGGTGTAGGTTTATTAAGTCCAACTGGTGCTGGTGATTTATTAATACCTTCAACTGCAGGTTCTGCTATAACATTAAATCTTAGTTCAAATATAACAATTAATAATCTTATAGTAACATCTGGTGGTACAACATCAACTGGTGGTGGTTTTACTGTAAATAGTTTTTCAATTAGTATATTAGGCAATTTAAGATTTGCTGGTGGAAACGGTGCTAATTCAGGTGGTTATATAATAGGAACAGGAAGTTTGATTATGATTGGTAATGGAACATGGAGTTCAGACACAGTACCATTTCAATTTAGTGGTGGCTGGTATAATGCAATAGGTGTTGATTTAACATTTAATACAACAGGTACTATTAATATAGTAGGTTCTATTGGAATTGGTACTAGCACTGCTTCAAATAAAGTTATAACATATATTGCTGGAAATGTAGATGCATCCTCATCTACTTTATATTTAGGTGGAGGTAATACTAATGTTACATTTAATACTGGTAGCATGATGTGGGGAAATGTTTATTTCTATAGAGGAAGTCAAACAGGTAGTGATGTATTTATTTTAACAAGTGATTTTAATATGTCTGGATTATTATATTTTTTACAACCTACAACTATTAATTCAACAGCATTTGTATTAAATGGTAGTGGATATAGAATATATTTAGCATATCTACAAGTATCACATAGTATATCAACAATATCAGGAACTGCAACTTTTACATTTAATAAACCAGGATATTGGTATCATGCAACTGCAATTCCAGTACAAAATAATATAGAAATAGATGTTAATGGTTCTCTTATATTATATCCTGCATATTATCAAACAGGAACTTTAACATATAAAAAAGGAACTGTATTAACTAAAAATTTAACAATAACATCTGTTTTAAATTTAACTGCTACTTGTACATTGATAAATTGTCATAAAGTTAATTTTAATAGAGTTTTAATAACAGCTGGTATAACTGTAATAATGAATGAGTTTTTTAACGGTAATTCTAATTATAAACCAACAATACTTTCTACAGGAACAAATTATAATATAACTTTTCAGGATGGGTTTGAAAAAATATCAAAATTTGTTAATATCAGTGGATGCACATTAACTAAACCTCAACAGTTATTAGTTATTACTAATAATAAAAAAAATTCAACTAATACAAGAGGTATAAGATATATAAATCAAAGTCCTAATGGAATAGCAAAAGATAACCCTAGTACTCCAACTCAAGTAACTTACAATAGTAATATTTCAATGCTTCTTAGTGACCCTGCAATGAGATAAAATATTAATAATAAATAAAGATTTTAAATATTATGGATGCAAATGAATTAACATTTAATATAAAAGACGTAGTTACAATAGTTATTGGACTAGGTTCTCTTATTGGCTTTGTTTATATGATTAAATCTAGTACTGAAAAAACTGAATTAAAAATTACAGAAACTAATGATGAATTAACAGAATTTAAAAAGATTGTAAATGAAAAGTTTTTACATTCTAAGAATACTAAAAAAGCAACAGTAGAATATATTATGGACACAGTAGAAAAAAAAGAAAGTCTAATTTACACTAAAATAAGTGAGATTAAAAATGAACAAGAAGTAGCTCACAATAAGTTATGGAACAAGTTAGATTCAGTTGAAAAGATGCAGCAAAGTATTAGTAATAGTTTAGCTGAATTAACAGGTTATTTAAAAGCTAAAAATATCTAGTCATGAAAAAATACAAAGTTGAAGAACTACAATTACAATTTACCAAGTTAGGTTATAAGTGGTTGCCATTTCAGATAGTTGGTATTAGGTCAAAAGCAGATAGTTCAAATAAGTTTGATGACTTAATAGGATTAATAGAACAAAATAATGTTACTTGGTTTACGGGAACTACAAATCCTGGAGTACATTGGTTACAGAATTTATTAAATTCAAAAGGTGCAGCGTTACTTAAACCTAATCAGTATTTAGATACTTGGAAATTAGATTTACATCAAGGTAAATATGAAGCTCTTTGTCAAAGAAAACCTGTAACTGTTTACAGAGATTCTAACAAGAATAATTTTGCTGAAGAAACATCAGTAGTTGATACGGGATTATTTGGTATTAATATACATAGAGCAAATCCATCTGTAATATCTAGTATAATAGATAAATGGTCAGCAGGATGCCAAGTGTTAAATAATCCTTTAGACTTTAACTTTTTAATTAAAAGATGTAAAGAGTCAGGATTAAAAGATTTTAGTTATACATTATTTAAAGAATTTTAATATGACAAAAAAAAGAATAGCAGATTATGGAGCAACAGTACTAAGTTTAATAGTAGCAATAGCTTCTGCATGGATGACAATAGATTGGACAACTTTTGATATTAAAAAAGAATGGCCTAAATTAGTACTTTCTGCAGTAATTGCAGCAGGTGGTTATGTGTCAACTTTTAAATTAAAAAAATAATATGGCAATAGATAAATTAAAAAATAAATTTTTTGCAGGTTCATTTATTACAGATGTTAAACACTACTTTAGTAAGATTAATGAAATAATTGATTGGATTAATAATTTTGTAGCTGCTATAGGTATTGGAGGAAGTGGTACTACAAATTATATAAGTAAATTTACTGCATCAGGAACTATTGGTGATAGTCAAATATTTGATAATGGAACTGGTATAGGTATTAATAATACTTTACCAACTGCAACTATACATACTAAAGGTATTGATGCAACTTCAGCAAATTATTCTATTAAAATAACTGATTCAGTTCCTAACAATTTACTATCAATTAGAAATGATGGTTTTGTATTTGTAGGTAGTTCTGCTAAAGATTCTTATTTATGGACACAAAGTGCAGGTGGCACTTTAGGATTAACTAATGAAAATGGTTTTGCATCTATTTTAGCAAATGCTACAAAATTATTTATTTCAAATGGTGGTTCTGGTAGTAATGTTTTTGCACAAATAAATACATCAAATGGAAATTGGTTATTAGGCAATCCAAGTACAAATGTTAATACTGCTAATTTAACTGATACAAAACTTTATCTTCAAGGTGTTAATGCAACATCGTCTAATTATGGTTTAAGAGTTGAAAATTCAGCAAGCAACAATTTATTATTAGTTAGAAATGATGGTTATATTCAAATGGCAGGGCTTTTAAAAGTATTATCTTCAGCATTATATCCAAGTTTAACATTTGAAAATAGTGTAGGGCATATTGCAAAAATTGAAATGTATAGTAATGAATTATATTTTATTACAGGTACTCAACAAACAGTATTAAATGCAACAGGTTTATCATTAGGTACTAATGCAGGTGCTGGTGCAAAACTACAAGTTAGGGGTATAGATGCAACATCATCTAATTTTGCATTAAAAGTAGAAAATTCAACACCTACAAATTTATTTTCCGTTAGAAATGATGGAGTAGTAATTGCTAATAATTTACCTACATCTGCTGCAGGATTACCTGCAGGAGCTATTTGGAGAAATGGAAATGTGCTTAATATTGTTTAATAATTAAAATAAAATAAAATGAAAATATTATCAAAAAACACAGAAGTATTAACTAGTTCATTAAGATTTAATGATGATAATACATTAGTTACTTATCAAGCTAATACAGAATTATATGTAGAAGGTAATCCTTATACAGATTTAATAACACTTAAAACAATATTTGATTTAGTTTGTCCAGTTAATGATATTTCTAATATTTTAGAAATAACACAATTGCAAGTAAATGATTATATATTAAAAAATTATCCAAGTACCAAGTAATGTTAAAAAAAATTAAAGATAATTTAGAATTAATTTGTATAGTTATAATAATCTGTATAGTATTCTTATTAGGTAAATCTTGTAGTAATAAAATAATTAAAACATTAGAACCTAAAGTTGTTACTATAACTAATTATAGAGATACTATATTTCCTAAAGATACAGTTTATGAAAGTAAATGGTATCCTAGTAAACCTAAACATGATACTGTATGGATACCTTTAGATTCAGTAGATTGTAATAAAGTATTAGTATATAATGATACTATTAAAAAACTTGAATATGAAGCATATACTGAAACTACTGTTCAAGGAATTTTAAGAAATATGAAATTAGGTATTAAACTTAAAGTACCTTTAATAATTAAAGATTGTACAGTAGTTAAAAAAGATAGTTTAATTTATAGACCTTATAAATATGAAATACATGGTGGACTAGTTGTAGGACTTACAATGTTAGCACCAACAATTGATTTAAGCATAGATAGATGCACTTATAGTATTGGTTATAATCCATTTAATAGACAACCTATTATAGGATTTAAATATAGATTACTTGGTTGGACACCTAAAAAAAGAAAAAAATAATTATGTTTACATTAAGACAAGGGGTTGCTGATGTCAGGAATATAGCTGACTCAGGTAAGAATAACTATTCATTTAGAATTAGCGATGAACAAATAGCTTTTTGGTTTCATGAAGTTAGGTCTATGCTTATTTCTCAAGCAGTGTCTAAAAGACAAGACATATCTGATGTATGGGTACAAGAAGTACCTTGTGCTGAATTAGAGTTAGTAGATGCTACTGATTGTTGTTTTATAACTACAGATTGCTACATACTTAAAACTAAATTACAAATTCCAACAACTGTTGAAACATCAGGTGATAACTTTATAATAAGAGTTACTACTCCTACAGGAAACATTATAACTAAGTCTAATCCTTTTGAAGTTAAATATAACAAGTATAATAAATATACAGGTACTAAACATCAATGGTATTTAAGGGATAATTATTTATATGTTACTTCAGATTTACTATTGGAATATATAAATATATTTGCTATCTTTGAAAACCCAGAAGATCTAGCAGGATTAAGTTCATGTGGAACATCAAGTTGTTTTTCTTGGGATAGTAAATATCCTGCGTCATTAAAGATGGCTAATGATATTACTAATATTATAATGCAAACTAAAGTAATGCCATTCTTACAAATGCCACATGATACAAGTAATGATGCATTATCTCAGAATCAATTAGGTAAAAAATGATAGAATTTAAGGCAACTAAAAGAACTAAAGGAAAATACACTAAAGATTTATCAACTAAAGATTTCTATAAAGATTATTGTAGAGCATCTTTTAACAACAAAAGAATACCTGTAGATTATGCAGTATACTATAAAGTTGTAAGATCTTTTAATAAAGTATTACAACGTAAGATAGTTGAAGAAGCAGGTTCTTTTAAAATGCCTTATAATTTAGGATACTTAGGTATCACTAAATATGAAGTTAACTTTGATATAGATAAACTTAAGAATTGGAAAGTTAATTATGGTGAATCTAAAAAGAAAGGAATGTTAGTTTATTATGATCAACCATTTAGATATAAATGGAAGTGGGATAAAACTAAATTAAAACTTACAGGTAAAAAGTTTTACAAATTTACTCCTTGTAGAGAAGCATCAAGATCTATACCTGCACATCTTAATAAGAATCCAGGGTTTGATTATTATGAACAATTAAGTAGAAAACAATAATGAGTATAACAAGATTTAAATCAGTAAAGAGTATAATTGCTGGATTATACAGAGATTTAGGAATAAATACAGAAATAAGTGAACAAGATACTGTAGAGTGGATAGGTGAAGCTTTAAACATGATAGGTTCTTATCCTCAACTTCAAGAAGTATCAACTGTACTTACAGTAACTAATCACAGAGTAGAACTACCTTGTGATTTTGCATATTTAAAAGATCTTACTCACAATGGTAGACCATTATATTGGTCAGCTAAGTCTGCAGCAAATAACTATAATTGTCCAGATTGTAATGACATACCTACTTGTTGTACAGATTATAACTTTTATATACAAGATGGTTATATTAATACATCTGTAGAATCAGGAGATTTATGTATAGTATATTTAGGAATACCTGTAGATGAAGAAGGTTATCCTTTAGTTCCAGATGAAGTATATTTTGACAAAGCTTTAAAAGCTTATGTTACTCATATGTTAGATAGAATACAATTTAGAAAAGGTTTACTTCCAGAAGTAGTATTTAGATTATCTGAAAAAGATTGGTATTTTTATGTTAATTCTGCAAGAGGTGCAGCTTACATGCCTAATGCTGCTCAGATGGAAAGAATTAAAAATGTTTGGGTTAGACTTATACCTAAACCAAATGAATATGCTACAGGATTTAGAAATTTAGAAACTAGAGAAAGAAGAAACTTAAGATAATATGGAAACTAATAATAACTTTTCAGGTGGAATGAATTCAGATCTTTCTAAGATATTTCATTCTAAAGATTCTTATTTACAAGCATTAAATTTTAGAGGTGTTACTACATTAGGAGAATCAAATGGTTCTTTAGTTAATATCAAAGGTAATGAATGTAATATTCAATTACCTAAGTTATGCAATGTTTATAAAATTCAAGTTGCAAACCTTAATGGTTTAAATGATGATACAGTAACTATAACTATTAATGGACAAACTACAGCACCTATTAATATTGCTAGTGGTGTAGTAGGTTTAACTATCTACAATGCTCTTAAAGATTTAGTTAACTGTTATGAAACAACAAACCCTATAACTACTGTTACAAAATCATTTGCAGTATCTTGGGCTGATGATTATGTAGTTGTATATCAACAACCTGTTTATCAAGATTGTGGTCCTGAAGGAGTTGCAATAAGTCCTATTATTGTAATAAATAGAACTGTTATAGATATTAGATATACTTTACAATTTGTAAGTATACTTGGTGAATTTTCTAATACTAGCACACCTTATGTTGAAGGTGTTTCAGATTTAATAATTATAGGTTCACAATTTATAGATGAAGATATTTATCTATTTACTTGTGAAGATACAAGTATTATTCCACCTAATGATAGTTTTACAGACATTGGTGCTATATGGAAATTATCTATTGATAATGTAACTAGAGTATCTACATTAACTTTAATCTATTCAAACTATTTAGACTTTACAAAGTTTCATCCTATTGCACCTACTGCTGTATTAGGAAGATATGAAAGTGGTAATTTACAAAGATTATATTGGACAGATTTTTATAATGCTATTAGAACTATACAAGTTACTAACCCACAATTATTTGCACTAAATCCTGCATTAATTTCAGTATTTCCTGGAGTAACTTTTGAGTTACCTTTGTTAAAAGAATTTGGTGGTGGTTCATTAAAACAAGGTACTTATGAATTAGCTTATAGATTAAAAAAGACTGCTGGACAAATAAGTAATTATTCTCAAACATCTAATATGATTCATCTTTTAACAGATGAAAATATAGCATTTAATGATTATGAAGGTCCAGTAAGTATTGGTAACTCTGGTAGAAGTATTACTTGGACAGTTAATAATGTAGATACTGCCTGGGATTCAATGGAATTTATAATTCTTTATAGAACAACTAAAACAGATTTACCTGTAATATATGTTACACCAGAACAAAATATTACTAATGAATTTTTATTAAATACTATTCCAGATACTTGGGACATAATATCACTAGAAGAATTCTTAACTTTATCTTCAGGATTTACTCATGCTAAAACTGTTGAAACCAAAGATAACATTTTATTTTGGGGTAATGTTAAATCTGTTAAACAAAAAGAAATTAGTACAATATTTGATGCTAGAGCATTTAGAGCTAAAACTTCATTAGGTGATGATATTTATGTTAAAAATATTACATTACCATATACTTTAGCAAATGCTATTGCTACATCTAAAACTGATGACATGATTAATGAATATTATGATTCATTAGGTGATCCAGGAAGTAATGCTTGTTATTATAAACCTGGTAGTGCAGTGTTAGGTGGTAAAGGTGAATTTATAGAATATGAGTTTGGTACTGAAAATATATTATTAAGTGATTTACTAGCTTCATATGGTGATGGAACTAATTGGACAATGAATCCTAATACATCAGCATCTCAAAGTTATAGTACTTCTTCAAGTATTAATACTACAATACCACAAGATTTAATTTTTCCTATTGCACCAGCAACTACTACTGATTCAGATGATCAAATTTATCCTATAGAAGGAGTTGGTACAACTAAAAATCCATATGTTACTTCAGTAATGAAAGATTATCAACATGAAGAAATTTATAGATTTGGTATTCAATTTTTTGATTTACAAGGTGCTCCATATTTTACAGAATGGATAGGTGATATTAAAATGCCTGCAGCATCTGATTTAAATATTGATAATAGAGGTCCTCAATCAATTACTGCAAATATTTTTGATTTTAGAAATTCATTTTTACTTGGAGATCAAATATGGGGACAAACATTATATATTAAATTTAAAGTAAATGTTAGTTCTATTGCAGAATATATAAGTGGTTATCAAATAGTTAGAGTTGAAAGAGATGAACAAAATAAAACTATATTAGGTTCAGGAATGTTAACTAATACATTTGTAGATTCTGATACTTTAGTAAATGCAGTATTAGGTGGTGGAATGTGGTTAAATACTGTTGGTTATAAACCTTTTTTACCTTCAGGTATACCTTTTAATTATGGAAAACCTTATTATCCATGGCCATCACAAAGAAGTTTAGAAACATTATCACCAGATGGAACTCCAAGAAATAATGTAGATGCATCTAAATTAATTTTAACATATGATTGTTTTGATTTTATGACTAATGGTTATAGTTATCAAAGTGGTGATAAGATATTAGTTAGATCTAGTGTAACACCTGTTAATCGTAATAGAGCTCAATCAAGTTTTGCTAATCCTAGATACAGATTAGGTTTTCCTGATTCAGATTCTGATAATTTAGAAATGTGGTTAACTAACAATGTTACTAAAAATGTTCTTCCTAGTTTTGATGCTCCTTATTATGATCTTACATATTTAAGATTTAGAACAGGATTTGATTCTGTAGAAATGCCTTATTATTTATTATTTTGGGTAGAAGATTCTGTTAATCTTTCAGATGGTAGTTCTGTTGGAAATAATAAACCAATTAAATCTGGACAAATAGTTAATCCTGGAGATGATGTTCCTGGTATTCTAGGTAGTTTAAATTTTAAAAATAGTTTATTTTCATATGGTCATGATGTTGATAATTCAGTTCCAGGTATAGGTTCTAAAACAATACTTTTAACTTTTGATAATCCTAATGGAATTTGGTCAGGAGATTATTCAGTTACAAAATTAATAGGTTTATATTATAGACCTAATAGTTTACAATATGGTGGTGCAACTTATGCTGCAAGAAGTTCAAGTGAATATATAGCTTGTGGTAGTTTTGTTCCTTTAAATAGAAATCAACAATTATTAAATAATAATAAAAATATTACTTTTAAATGTTATGGTGGTGATGTACATATAAATTATTGGGATCATCAAAAAGTAAGTAAAAATATTAATTTTTTTGATAATCCTGACAAAAATGGTACACCTATTAAAGTTTATCAATGGTATGGAACTTCTCCTTCAGATCCTCCAGGAAATGCTATTGGAGATACAACAAATGTTAAATTTAACATAGGTAATGTATTTTATTTTCCATGTAAAAATTCTAATAATCAAGCAGTTAGATTTGGAGCACATGCAGATAAACTTTTATTATCAAATACTTATAATCTTTCTGATGAATTTGGTTATCAATCTTATCATTCTAATGAAAAGAATGTAACTAAGTTTTTTCCTAAACCATTTAACTTTGTAATTAATGATGAATGGAGAAATAGAATTTATTACTCAAATGTAAAAATTGATAATGAAGTAGAAGATTCTTGGTCAATATATCCTATTACACAATTTTATGATGTAGAGGGTAACTATGGTGGAATAACTTCACTAATAGCTTTAAATCAAAATGTATATTATATTCAAGAAAAAGGTATTGGGGTATTAATGATTAATCCAGTATCAGCAATAAGTGATGCTCAAGGATTTCCTATAAGTTTAGGTAATGGTAGTCAAACTATTCAAAAACATTATTACAAAAGTATTGATTCTGGTTCTAGACATCAATGGTCAGTATACAGATCTCAATCTGCAATTACTTACATTGACATTAGACAAAAGAAAATAATGTTATTTAATGGTGAAGCAGTAAATCCTGTTTCTGATTTAAAAGGACAAAGAGGATTTTTATATAAAAGATTACATGAAGCATTAATAGATAATGATAATCCAATTATAGGTAAAGGTTTACTTGTAACTTATGATTATCAAAATAATGAATTCTTATATACATTTAAAAATAACTCTTTAAATAAATTTGGAAGTCCAAATCAAGCTAGTGATGAAAATCTTACAATCTCTTATTCAGAGTTTCAAGATGCTTTTGTATCAATGTATTCATTTGCTCCTAATATCTATATAAATAATAATAGATTTTTATGGTCAGTAGATAATGATATAAATACTTCTAAAGTGTATTTACATAATCATGGAATTTATGGAGTATTTTATGATCAAGAACCTAGTCCTAGTTCATTAAAATTAATAGTTAATGAACAACCTTTGTTTACTAAAGTATTTGATAACTTAGTTTGGTTATCTGAAACTGTAAATGATAACATTGAATGGTCAGATGATTTAAACTTATATCCTGGTTCAATTACTCTACCTAGTTACCCTGATAATATTAATATTAAAAATACTACTTTTGACAAAGTTAGATTTTATAATGAATATCAAAATACTGATTGGGTTGACTTAACTTATGGAACTAACTTAAGAAAAGTTGAACAACAATTTAATGTACAAATACCTAGAAACAAATTTGACTATGACACAACTAGTCCTTCAACAATATCTATTTTTAATCCTGCTAAGTTAACTAAAACTACATTTGGAGAAAGAATGAGAGATAAGTGGATGACTATAGATTTGAGTTACAATAACTTACTAGGTCTTAGATTTATAATACACAATATTAAAACATTATTCAGAGTATCTGACAGATAATCTATATAACAAATAAAATTATATAATTATCCCAGTTATTAGATTGTCTAAAATACTGGGATTTTTATTTGCATATACCATTTAAATACCTTATATTATATAATAACAATAACTTAATTAGTTATACCATGAAGAAAAATAAAAAAATACCCAATACTCCTAAATATAAATTTGGAGGATTTCCAAAACTTGAACAAGGACTAAAAGATTATGGATTAGGATTAGCTGATCAATCATTAGGTATGCTTGGTGCAAGTAATATAATTAAAGATTCTCAATATTCAGATACAGGATTTGGTAATTTTATGAAAAAAGGTTCTGCTATATCTGGAGAAATTGGAAAAGTTGCTTTACCTATGGCAGCTAATATTATAGCTCCTGGTTCTGGAAAATTTGTATCAATGGGACAACAAGCAATAGGACAATTTAATCCTCAAGATCCATCACAATATGATGAACAAGGTAATCCTATTAATCCTAACATGCAGACAGCTAAACAAGCTATTGGTATGGCTGGTCAAATTGGTAATATGGCAGGAGGTTTTATGGGTAAATATGGTGGACAAATGAAATATGCTATGGGTGGTATGAATATAAAACCTAATGCTGAAGTTGAAGGTGGTGGTTATGGTAAAGATGGTGAAAATACTTTAAATCCTGATAATACAGCAACTCAATTTAATGGTCCTACACATGAACAAGGTGGTATTCAAACTAACTTAGATCCAGGTACATTAATATTTAGTAATAAAATTAAATGGGATGGTAAAACAGCAGCAGAACATAATAAACCTTATGCTAAAATGATTCAAAAAGCTAATAAAGATTTAGAGAATTCTAATTTAAGTAAAGAAAGTAAATTAAGTAGTCATTTAAATTTAATGAGTGCTACTAAAGCTTCTCAAGCAATCTTTGCTCAAATGGAAGCTAAGAAGCAAGCTATGGTTCAAAACTATGCTAAAAAGATGGGATATGGTGGTATGATGGATAAGATGGCAATGGGTGGAGTACAACTACCTTTTTATAATACTGATAATGCAGGTAATCCAATGTATGCAATGGGTGGTGGTTATCCTGCAATGACTAATCCTTACAATAACTTTAGAGGTAGTATACCTATGTATGAAGATGGTGGTAACATGCCTGTTGATCCACCAGTACTTGGTGATGAACCTAAAGGTGCAGTAAAAGTTGCTGCTGTTACATCTAATTATAAACCATTAGGTACATTTGGTAATAAAGAATATTTTGATAAAGAATCAGATAAAGCAATATCTGGTGGTAGTGGTGCAGGTTCTGATTGGGAAAATTCTATTATTAAAAGATTACAATCTGGAGTATCTATAGAAGAACTTGTTAAAGGTGGTCATGGTACATCAGAAGGTCTTGCTAAATATGCACCTTATTACAAACCTGTTTATATTGAAAAATTTGATAATAATACAACAATTCCATCTGGTAAATATGATCAAAGAATTGATAGAAAACAAGTATATAATACAACAACAAATAATCCTTATATAAAATATTTTGATTATCCAGATGCTAATGCAGGATATTCAAAAGCTACAAGAGTTGCTGTTGATGCTAAAACAGGAAAACCAGTTGATCCTATAAAATCTTTTGATGCTAAAGGTAACTATGTTCCTAGTTTTACAATAGATACTGGTAGAGATTATTATGAAAATACAATTAAAAGTTCAGTACCTGGAACAAATCCTACAAATTTAAGATTAGAAAATACTGGTAATTTAAGAAAAGAAGCTATTCAAACAGGTGGATTTAAATATGGTGGTCAAATGCCAATGCCTAAGTTTTGGAATGGTGGAAAAAAAGATCCAAATGAAACTTCTTATTATAATGAAGAAGGTGTTTCTCAAGAAGAAATAGATCGTATGAATAATTTACCTAGTAATTCATCACAATCTTCTTGGTTAACTCCTAAAATGATGCAAGAAAGTTCTGATTTAATGACAGAAGAAGATTATCCTCAATTAAATAATGTACTTGCAAATAATAATCAAAATAGTTTATTAAATTCTACTCCAAGATTAAATTTTTCAAAATATGGAATTAATTCAGGAAAATTTAATTTAAAACAACCAAGTAATGAAGATTTAAGACGTCAAACTTTTGGTACATCAAGTGGATCAGAAACATTGCCAGGTCTTGATCCTAAAAATAAACCTAAATGGATGGATATAGTAGGTAAAGGTGTAAACTTTGCAGCACAAAATGCAGGTAATATTTATAACTTAAGTAGATATAATAAACCTGAAGAAGAAAAATATGAAAGAGCTACTGCAAAATATATGGATCCTACAAAAGCAATTGCTGGTGAAAACTATATAGGTAGACAAACTAAAGCAGCAATACCAGGATTAGTTGGTGGAAGTGCTGGAGCAGCTATGAATTTGTTAGGTGCTAATAAAGCAAATACTGCTACTAGAATTGGTAGACTTCGTGAAACATATGATAATGCTAATGCACAAATTGGTAATCAAGTTAATCAATATAATACTGGATTAGCTCAACAAGAAGTTATTGCTAATGCTGCTAATAGAGCTAGATATAGATCAGGTAAAGGTGAAACTATAAGTCAAATAGGTAAAAATTATAATCAAATGGCTTTAGATACTAAAAAAGGTAAGATGGATCAATCTATGATGGAAATGATGCCTAAACTAATAAATAATCCAGAGTTTCAAAAGTTCTATACAGAATGGATGAAAAATAATGCTGGTAGTTCAGTAGCTTAAAATAAATCAATTTGTTTTTTAATTTAATTAATTGTAAATTTACACAATAAGAATAATAATATGCCATCAAATAGATTTGATACTTCCGCAAACCAAGAATATGTTTCTCAATATGTACCTATGCCTTTTGATGCTATGTATAAAGTTGGTACTACTATGCAAGCTAAATATGATGAAGGTGCTAAAGCAGTAGAAGATCTAGGTGCTTTAGGTGCTGCAATTAAAGCTGCTCCTATGTATTCAGAAAATAAAACAAAATTTGTTAATGAATACAATGATAAATCAAAAGCATTAATTGAAAAATATGCTAGTGATTTTGGTAATCCAGAATTTAAAAGAGCAATTAATAATTTAACTACAGACTTTAAATCTAGACCAGAAATAAATGCTTTTGCAAATACTTTAAAAAGTTTTGAAGATTGGCAAAGTCAGAAAAAAGATGCTAAAAATGCAATGAACTTAGATTATACTTATGATATGGATCCAAATAATTCAAGTAACTTTAGACAAAGAGATGTTGTAAAAGAAGGAGTTTATTCCCCAAAGATGACTCAGTATGAAGATTGGAATGAAACTGGTAAAAAAGTAATGGGTAAAGTTGCTGATAGTGGTTATAATAAAGAATTAGGATTAGATTTTAATAAACCTACTATTATAAACAATGGTGAAACTATGGTTTATAGTAACAAAACAAAAGGGTGGGTAGGGGTATCTGATCCTAGAGTTCAAAATTTATCTAAATTAATGGTTGGTGAGTATGCAAATACTGTAGCAGGTAAACATCATTTACAATCTTTAGTAGGTCAAGATATTGATTATTCTCAATTAAGTCGTATGGCTCAATCTGGTAATGAACAAGCTGTTAAAACTAAAAATGCAGTTGATGAAGAATTTAAAAATCATTTATATAGATCTAACGCTAATCAAATAGGTGGTGTAGAAACTAGTAAAATTGATTATATGAATGTAACTGATAGATCTGCAGAAAAAGCTAATGATGCTGCTGTAGAAACAAATAAAAATCCTTGGAACTTATATGCTCCAAATGCAAATCCTGATCCAAATAATGCAGTAGCTAAAGCATTGTATAGTGCTAATCCTAATTCTGCTTTTAAAGTAGGAGATAATGGAGAAATTATAGATTTAAAACCTGAAGATATTGGTACTAAAAATGTTCAAACATATAAAGATAATTCAGGTAAAATATGGAATCCTGCAAATCTTCCTTCTGGTTGGTCTTATAAAAAAGATTCTTGGGGTGGAGATTATTTTGAAAGTACTGGTGGAACTAAAATTAAAGTTGCAAGCCTTCAATCTACTACACAAAAAATAAATAATGATGATATTTATAAAAAACAAGTAAGTGAAGTATTACAATGGGCTGCTTCTACAGGACAATATGATAAAAATAAATCAGGTAGTACACAATATAAAGAATTATTACCTAAATATAAAACAGCTATTCAAAATGGTGCTTTAAATGTACAATATGTACCTCAATTTGATGCTGAAAGTGCTGCAAACTTTAAAGAAACTTTTGCACCTAAATTAATAACTACTGCTAATGGAACTACAGTTAAAGATCCAGGTTTAGTTTCAAACTGGACTATTGAAGGAATTTCAACTAATGAAGAAAAAATGAAAATATTAAATAACTTTAACCCAATTGGTTTAGATATGGTTAAAGGTGGCGATAATATTTTAATTAGTTCTGAAGATGGTAAAGAATATTCTGTTAATATGAATAATCCTACATTAAAATCTACATTTGGTAATTTATCAAGATTTGTAAGAACTAATAATACTGCAAAACTTAATCCTACAAAAGTTGATTCTAAAGAAGTAGTAAAAACAACAGGAAATTATTTAACAAATTTAGCAGATAATGCTATTAATTTTGCTAAACAAAGAGGATTAAATGTAGTAGATGCTCAAAATGAAATAATGCAAGCTCAAAGTTCTTATACTACTAAAGCAAATAGTTTAATAAAAGATGGTTACATACCTACAGAAACATATCAAGATCCTACAACAGGTACTCTTGCAGTTTCTTACATTAATCATACTAAGATAGGTGGTCAAGATGTTAAAGTTTTAAAATTCCATCCAGGTGTAGATGTAGAATTTAAAGAATTATCTGAAGCAGCATTTACAAAAGAAGTACAACAAAAAGCATTTGGTAATTTTGCATCTAATTTAAATACCAAAGGTTCAAAAACAACAGGAACATTTATTGAAAACCAAAAACCTACTAAATAAAAACTATGCGACCAAACATTTTAAAATTACTAGCTAAAGAACAAGGTTTATCAACATTTGATACAAAATCATCTCCTGATGATATGGGACCTAGTGCTGATTATTTTGGTGAAACAGCTACAGATTTTGGTAATTCACAATATGATGAACAAACATCTACAGCTTTATTAACTCAAAAAAATGAATTAAGTTATCTTCGTGGAGAAAGACAAACTAATTGGGATAAGTTAGGTAATGGTTTAGTTAATATGGCAGGTAAAGCTCTTACTACTGCTGCTGAAGGTATTGTTAATCCATTTTATGGAACTGTTGCAGCATTAACTAATACTAATGCTAAAGGTGAATGGGATCCTAGTGCTAATGCTTATTATAATAATGCATTAACTCAAACTTTAGATAATGTTAATAAAGGATTTGAAGAACTTGCTCCTACTTATGAAACTAAAGCTGAAGCTACTGCTACAGGGTTAGGTAAATTATGGTCATTTAATACTATATCAAGAGATATATTAGGTGGTGCTGGTACTACTATTGGTGCTGCTATTACAGGTGCTGCATGGTCTAAAGGAATGTCTTTAGTTGGTAAAGCGTTAGGTGCTGCAGGATCTTCTCAAGAAGCTGCTACAATAATTGCTGAAGCTGCTGAGTCAGGTATTGCTGCATCTGCTGATAAATTAAAATATGTTTCTGATCAAGCTTTAAAGAAAACTATTAAAGATGGTGCTAGACAAGGAACTATTGCTATAACTTCTGCATCAGGTGAATCAGGTGCTGAAGCTCGTGAAGCTGAAAAGAATGTATATTATAAATTAACTCATGATGATTTTGGCAATGAAAAAAGAATGTCAGAAGGTGAGTTAGAATATGCTAAGATGATGGCTAAACAAGCAGGTGATGCTGCATTTGCTATGAACTTACCAGTAATTATGGCAGATAACTGGATTACTTTTGGTAAAGCTTTATTTGGAAATAAAACAAATGACTTTGCTAAAATTATTAAAGAAGGTGCTATTTTAGATGAGGCTACGGGAGCTTATAAAATTGCTGAAAAAGGTAAGTATGCTAACTTAGGCTATAGAGCAAGTAAGATTGGTGGTACTATGGCTTCTGAAGGAACTCAAGAGCAATTACAATTTGCTATTGGTAAAACTGTAGAAGATTATTATAAAAAGAAATACTATAATCCTAATGCTACTGACTTTGCAGATTCAATGACTAAAGGTTTAGCTGAAGCTTATGGAACTCAAGAAGGATGGCATTCAGGTATTATTGGAGCATTGTCAGCAGGTATTGCTGGTCCAGGTATAGTATTAGCTAGTCAAGGACGTAAAGCTTTTAAAGAAGAATATATAACTAATCCTGATGATGCTATTATTGCTAAAGGAGTTGAGTCTTTAAATCAATACAATGTTGATGTTATTAGAAAAAAGTTCGTAGATAATTATGTAAGATCTGCAAATTTTACTGAAGATAAAGATGAAGCTTTAGCTACTAATGATGATTTTAATTATCAAAATGCAAATGAAGATATGATATTTTCATATGTTTATAATAGAATGCAAAATGGTAAGTTAGAAGATGTTAAAAAAGAACTAGATGCTTTTAAAGATTTAACTGTTGAAGAATTAGAAACTAACTATGGTATAAAAATTAATGTTAATAATAAATCTAAAGTAGATGAATTAACTTCAACAAATGCTGTTAAAAAGTTTGTTGAATCTAGAATGGAAAAGATTGCAGCTATTGAAGATACTTACAATTCTGTAACTAAATTATTTCCTAATGCTAATCCTGAAGTAAAAGAATTATTAATGTATTCTGCTCAAGGTATAGAAAATACTAAAGAAAGAAGAAAGACATTAGGTGTTGAAGTTAGTGAAGTTGTTGGTCAACCTATATTACAAGAATTAATTACAAGAGCTGTACCTGAAGAAAATGTATTATCTACTTTTATAACAGCTACACCAGAAAACTTTGGAACTAGATATGCTAATTTAAGTTTAGAAAATCAAGAAAACTTTAAAGCTTTTTTAAAAGCTAATAAAGATGTTAATGAATTAAAGAAAGATGAAATCATTAAAAAACTTGATGATTTAAGTTCTTTAACTAATAGAGAAAAAGATTTTGTTGCAGCTTATAATGCATTAAAAAATCCTCAATTACAAAATGAGTTCTTACAACAATCTCAAACTCTTTGGGGAAAATACGCTAAGATAGAAGAACAAAAAAATAAACAAGATGTAGATGAAGAACAAGCTGCAAATCAACCTCCTGTTCAACCTCCAGCTAATCCATTAGATCCTAATGATCCAAATAATGCTAATCCTCCTGCACCTGCTGCACCAGTTGATCCAAGTAACCCTTTAGCTAAATGGTATAAAGTTAACAAGATGGATTATAACACTTCTGAAGAAGATTTAAAAGCTTCTTTACAAGATGATGTTAATGCTGAAAGAATTAATAGTGATCAAGCTCAAGAAATTTTAGCTGATTGGCAAGCTAATCAAGGTAAACAACCTGTAGTTACACAAACTCAACCTACACCTGATCAAGTTCTTAAAGATCCTAAAAGACCTCAGTCATTTTTAATGACTCAAACTAAAGATAGAGATACTGCTTTACAATCTGATAAAAAAGTTATTGGTAACTTTAGAGGAACTAATGAAGATGGTACACCTAAATATGGAATACCTATTAATGGTCAACCTGTAGCATTAGCTACATTTGCTGAAGTACAAGGTAAATTAAAAGAATTAATTGATGCTAAAGAAAATTTAAATGATCATATTAATTTTGAAGTTACAGATACAAGATATGTATTAGTACTTATAGATGATATGCCGGTATCTATTGTAGATAAAGGTTTACAATTTAAAGGTACTCCTGAACAAGAAAAAGCATTTTTTGAAATACGTCATTTATTTTATAATCAAAGTGCTAAAGCTAGAACTATTGAAGAATTAAATGCTAATAAAGCATTAATTAATTTTACAGCTAATTCATTATTAAACTTTACAACTAATAATGAAGATACTCAAACTACATTAGAAACTTTACAACAAGAAAATCCTCAAATACCTTTTGTATTAAAAGTAGGTGCTAACATGTTAGATCCTTTAAATACTGATACAGATATTTATTATGATGAAGAATCAAAAGGTCAAACTATTAGTAGTACTGAATCTATTGCTAATATTCAAGATGGATTACATTTAGAAATAACTGAAAACTCATATCCTCAATTACCTATTAAAGTTAGGATTGCACCACATGCTAATCTTCAAGAAGAATTAGATAAAGTTAATTCAGCTACAACTCCAGAAGAAAAGATTGCTGCAGTTAAAGCATTTAACAAAGAAGTATTTATTGCATTAAAACCTATTGAAGGAGTTAATAGAAAAATATCATTATTCTATGATACTAAAGCTGATATTTTTGCTTTACAAGTTGAAGAAAAAACATCTGGTTCTAAATGGGGTGGTGAAACGACTAAAAAAACTGCTGAAATTATATTACCTAATGTGTCAACAGAATCTATTTTAGAAGGTTTAAATGCTAGACAAATTAATGGTAAAGATGCTAGAGCTTTAGTTGAATCTGATATTAAATATAATAATTATATAGATGAAGATAATCAAATTATTCCATCTAGACTTTCTACACCTATTGGTAAAGAAGGTTTATTTAAATATGATTTACAAGCACAAATTGCTGATAATGTTAAACCTGTAACTTCAACAGTAGTTACTCCTGCACCTGTTCAACAAACACCTGCTCAAACTACTACAACTCTTACAAATGAAGAACAAATTGCTAAATATAGAGCAGATGAGCAAGCAGAACTTCTTAAAGCAATACCTAACATAGCTGACTTTTTACAAAGTAATTTTATGGGTGGTGGTACAACATACGGCGAAGAACAAGGTAGCATGCCTGATAATTTATACGCTGTATATAAACCTATTTACGATAAATATAATAAATTAATTACTGATGTATCAGAAGGTAAACCTACTACAAGTGCTAAAACTGATATAGAAAAAAGAAGAAAAGAAGAATTAGATAAAAACACTCAAGACATCAATACTAAGGACGTTAGAAGACCTAATGGTGGGATAGGTACACAAGGGTTTGATCCAAGTCAAATGAAAGACCTTGTTAGTTTTTTAAATGATAAATTGGGATTAAGCATACCTAAAAACTTATTAGATAAAAATAATGATTCTTTAAAACCACTTATAGATTTTATAAAAGATAATAATCTTACAAGCAAAATATTTGATTATGTGAAATCTAATCCTTCTGAAATAATTACTTTACCCGATGGTACTATCGAATTTAAAGATGGTAATCACAGAGCTAATTTATTAAACATACTAGGTTCTGAAATATTACCAACAATAGATCAAAAACTATCTAAAGAAATCAATGCTAAATATGATGCAGAACTAGCTGCTTTAGAAAGTAAACCTGCTGAAACTTCTACTGCTAATACAGAATTAGAAGCAGACTTTGCTATAATGAATAATAGTAGTGCATTTGTAGGTAAAGTTAAAGAAGATTTAATTAATAAATGGAATCAAAAGTTAGGTACTAATTTTCCAATTAAACCTAAATCTAAAGAATTAAGTTTATTTAAATCTGCAGTAGAATCTTATCTTAATAAAAATAATCCTGAAAGATCTAAAGATAATGTATATTCAATTGGTTTAGAAGAATCTACAGGTATTACTCAACAAGAAGTTGATGCAATTAAAGCAATATTACCTAAGTTTATTTCTATTGAAGATATTAAAACTATTGCTCAAAATTTAAAAATCAAAGGTATTCCTTATGGTGCATTTAAAAATAAAGTAATTTATTTAAATACTTCTAAAGGTAAACCTGGTGCTGCATACCATGAAGCATTTCATGCTGTATTCAGAACAATGTTAACTGATACTCAGATTGAAAAATACTTAATGGCTTCTGCTAAAGACTTTGTTAAGTCTGGTAAAAACATGCAAGAAGAAGTTAATAAACTTCGTGAAACTGTTGCAGATTATTTAACTAAATCAGATTTAGAATTACAGACTATTGTGTTAGAAGAACACATGGCTGACAAGTTTCAATCTTTTGCTGAAAATAAAGTAGGTAGAGAAACTGAACCTTTATTAAGACAATTGTTTATTAAAATTAAAGAATTTTTTAAACAATTATTTAGAATGGGTAATGAATTAGATATGTTCTATAGTAACATTCTAAAAGGTGCATTTGTTAATGCTACACCTATTTCTAATGTTTATACTAATTCTAGTGATACAGTATTTAAACTATTACCTAATAAGTTTACAGCTACAGATAATGGATTCTTTACTGCACAAGAATCTAGAAAAATAATAAACTCTTTTGCTATTGATGTTTATAAGTTTAAAACTGGTAAATATGGTAAAATTGAAGAATTAACTAATAAATCAGATGAACAAATCTTAGATTATTTTATTAATAAACGGATTAGTGATTTAGAAAACAAAGGTCGTGATTATGCTGATAGTTTTTTAGATACTAATGAAGTTAAAGCTAATGAAATAAATTCTGGTATTGATAAAGAACTTTATTTATATGATAAAGAAAATAAAAATAGTTCTGAAATAAATGGTTATGAAGTTTTAACTAGTTCAGTATTAGAAAAATTAAAAGTATTTAATTTTAAAAATTCTAGTGAAGATATAACTGAACAAGAAGGTGGTGATGAAAATCAAGAAATTAAAGAAAAGTTTGGTTCTCAAGATGCATGGTTATCTGGAGGTCATGATTCATTATCTCAAACTATTAAAAAGTATGCATCATTTACTACTAAAACTGAAGTAGATTCTTTAACTGGTGAAAACAGAGAAGTTGCAATTGATGATGTTACTTTGTATAATGGATTAACTAGAATATTAGCAGATACTTCTGAAGAAAATATGATTGCAAAATTACATTATGCTTCAGAAAGTAATCCTAATGTTAGAGCTTTCTATGAACAAATGATTAAGGATTTAGGTGTTACATTTAATCCTGAAGATGGAACTATTACAACACCTAACAATTCTAATAACTATAATATTTACAGAGCATTCTTAAGTAACTTTAAAAAATCTAGAGTATCTCAAATAGATATTTTATTAGGTAAGACAGGTTTAACTTGGGGTAATGCTAATCAAAATGATCCAGCTAAAGTTTCTTTAAATCAATGGGAAAATAATTTATTAGTTGCTTCTGTTAAAGATAAAGCATCTGTTATTGCTGCTGCTGATAGAATTTTTGCTGAAGCTAATGATTTTATTAAACCTAAAAAAGATAATAAAAATATTTTAGATAATAAAGTAGAATTATTAAAAAAAGAATTTGCTAAAATAGGTATTAATATTACTACAGCTTATATTAAATATTCTTTATTAAAACAAAAATCTTTATTAAAAAGTGTACAAGAAAATCCTAGTAATTATTTAACTAAAGATCAAATAACTTTTTTAAATAGTTATGATAAAGTAATTCCTATTAACTTTGGTACTTTTGCACCAGAGTCTGCAAATTTAAAAACATATAGTATAGCAAAAAAATTAAAAACTTCAAGTAACCCTATTGATATTTATAAAAAAGATGAAGGATTAAGTGAGTTAAAAAGTATAGCTGAAAACAATGCTTTATTTGATGAGTCTATTGGTAACTTCTCATTTACTAATGCTGAGGGAGAAAGAGTACATGAAATTATTAACAAGTCTTATGTATTAGAAGCTATTTCTAAATTTAAAGATGGTACTTATTTAGAAAGATTAATTAATGGTACTGCTGTCGGATTAAATGAAACTGAAACTAAGAATAATTATTTCTTAAAAAATAACTTATTAGTTAACAAGTATCAAGATTACTTAAAAGATTTAAAATTAAATATTCTTAGTGGTATTAGAGATACTAATCCTGGTACTAATAATCAATCTAAAGCAGGTATTACATTTGGTAAGTTTGATGGTAGAAGTTATTTAATAAGTGCTTTAACATTATTTAATAATAATGGTAATAAAGAATCTGGTAAGTATATATTCAGACAAAATGAAGCTTCTAATACTGCTTATGTTGCAGAATTACCTAAGTTAGCGTTGATTGGAAAAAATACAATGGATGACAAAACTATCAATAATTATTTTAGTAGACAATTCTTAAATGAATTTGAAAGAATTGGTAGAGAAAAGAAATTATTTGATGCTGGTAAAGGTACTCAATATGAAAAATATAATACTAAATTAACAGATAGAGCTTTTGATTTTACTGAATTCCAATATTTAAAAGATATAATGGGTGAAGCTAAATATCAAGAATTAGTTGATGCTGCTTTAGAAGGTACACCATTAACTGATGTTCAAATGGCAGAAGTTTTAGGTGCTGTCAATACTTATATAAATATTGGATTTTCTGACTTTTTAAAATTAGTAGATTCTTATGGACTTAAGTTTGTTGACAATATTTCTAAAGAAATGTTATCAGATGAAAACTTAAAAAACTTCTACATTAATGATTACATTATGTCTAGTTCAATGAATGAATTATTAGACGGAGATTATGCATTAAGTAGAAAAAGTAAAGTTGATATTTCTAAAAGAAATAAATCTGCAATGGCTTCTGGTATTGATTACGGTAAAGGAAACCATGTTTGTGCAATTATTAAAGATATATTTATTTATTTAACACATAATCCTAAAACTAATGTTTTAGAAAGAGTTACTAAAAAGGGAGATAAATATTTTGATAATGATAATAATGAAGTTGATGCATCAAAAGTTGAAGAAATAACTAGTAACAATGCTCAATCTTATGCTTCTCAAAATCATATTATGATGGGTTCATTAAGAATGGGTAGATTAGATGATAAAACTAAAGAGATTTATAAAAACATTATTCAGTTTACTAAAAGAGATGAAAAAGGTAAAGTTGTAAGAAATGTTAATATTGGTAATAAAAATCAATCTCATTTATCTGATGCTTTAGCTTCATTAAACTCTAAAAAAACAGTAGCTTTTGATGGTGTTAACGCATTAATCTTAAAAATGTCTGAATTTGGTTTAGTTAGAAGTTCTATATCTTATATTGATGATAAAGATGTTGATAACTTTGTAAACTTAACAAATCAATTAACAGACTTAATGTTTAATAAAGATGATTTTGAAAGTCAAGAATTTAGAAACCTTACTGCAGAAATAGCTAAGTTATATAAACCTGTACCAGGAATGGAATACTGGCATAATTTAGCTAATAATATGGATAAACATGGTGTAGATCATGCTGCTACACAAGAAGCTTCTAAAGGAGCTACAACACTTGCTGAAGATAGTTTATCTAATAGTCTTGATTTATCTAAATCTAAATTTAATGTTGCTAATAATACTAAGAGATTACAAGTAGAAACTCCTACTGGTAAAAAAGAAATTGTATTTGGTTCTCAAATATTAACTATTATTACTAGTGAATTAAATGATGAAGCACCAGTTCCATTCTTAGTTGAAGGTAAAAAAGTAAATGTTGGACAATTAAGAAGTATTTATAATAATGCAATTAATGATGCTAGAAATTCTGAATTTACTAAAGCAATTGCTGTTATTAAAGATTTAAAAGGTAAAGCTTTAAGTCCTAATAGTACTTATGAAGGAATGATTGATACTACTGAGTTAGATGAGATTGTTAAAAGATCTTTAGCTGCAAGTGGTGCAGATGTTCAACAAATGCAATATTTTGAAGGTGGTTATAACTATAATATGATTCAAATGTTAGTTAAAGCTGAACAAGTTATATTAGCACACTTTAGTAAAGGAGTATTAAATCAAAAAGTTAATGGTGATAAAGTATCATTATTAGCAGGATCTGGTATTACTGTTGTTAGAGATATTGCTACAGGTAATGTTATATCTCATCATGAAGTTGTTAAAAATCCTTCTAAATATACTGATAAATCTAAATATAGTACTAATACTACTTTACGTTATAATGTAACTGATAAAGACGGTAAAAAATATTCTGAATGTATTTTATCTCAAGCTATTTTAACTAGACATGGTTTGAAAGTAGGAGATGAAATTACTGAAAAACATGAAGAAATATTAAAAATGTTTGGTTATCGTATTCCTACAGGTGATAAACAATCTGCAATGTCATTAAAAGTAGTTAGTTTATTACCAGATTATTACAATGGTGTAGGTATATTTCCTGATGAGATTGTGTATTTATCAGGAGCGGATTTTGATATTGACTCTGAGTTTATTCAAATGCCTGCATTTTGGATTAATTCAAAAGGAGAACCAGTTAAATTTGGTACCGAAAAAACTAATGCTGAAAAGTTTGAAGCTTATAAGTATTACAATAAAAAATATGATAAGAATTTTAAAGCAGTACTTAATAATATATTATCTAAAGATTCTAGACTTACAGCAGTATTAAATGATAAAGATTTAGAACAAGATCAAATTTCAGCTATTAAATCTGTTGTATTTGATGAAGCATATAAAGAAGCATCTATTAAATTAGGTTTACCTCACACTGAAACAGATTTTATTAAGTCTGGATTAAAACCTACAGCTAATTATAATAATACTGCAGTAGATGCAATGATTTCTATTTTAACTAATGAATCATTAAATGAAATTACTAATAATACTACTTCAACTGATGCATTAAAAGCTGTAGCTAAAAATTTAATTGATGGTGGATTTATTAAACAAACTAAAGGTAAAATTCAAGAAAAGAATAAATCTGCTCATGATATTAATGGTAAGTTTGATGCTAATAAAAAGAACTCTGATGGTAAGAATGGTATTGGTATTGCAGCTAATAAAATTCAACAGTTTGCCTTTTTAATGTCTAAAATAGGAGAGAAAAAAGTTAAATTTAATGATGAGTCTTTTAAATTTGAAATTGCTGGACAAGTTGGTGGTACATATCAACAAGAAAATAAAGAAGGTCAGCGTATTGCAGATAACTTAAACTTACTTTTAAATGCTTTTACAGATAACGCTAAAGATCCTATTGCTGGTAGATTAAACTTAAAGTTTGAATTACTTGGTGGTGCTATGGAGTTAATTATGCAAGGTATGACATTTGAAAATACTATGAAGTTAATTAACTTACCTATTATTCAAGAGTATGGTGAATTAGCTAAAACTTTAAAGTATGCAATTAAAACTGATGTAGAATCTAAGTTTAGTAAAGAATCTATTAAAATAGCAGCAATTGCTAAAATACTTTATCCAGAAGAAGCTAAGAAATCTTTAAAGGCAGCTATGGATAAAGTTAAAGAAGCTAAACAATATAAAGCTCCTGACTTAAATCCTATTTCTGAAAAAGATATTGAAAATATTTTATTAGATAAAGAATTTCAATCTTCTGATGCAAATGATTTTACAAATAATAATGATGTACAATTACAAGCATTATTTCAATTCTTACAAGTTGTAGATCAAAATAATGTAATGTCTAATATAAATACATTCCTTAAATTAAATCAAGGATTAGATGTATCATTTACAGATTTACATGATGATTTACATAAAGCTATTGATACTTTTCAAATTAATAATTTAGTTGAAGCACCTAGTGAAAACTTAGAAGTTCCTAGTAAACCACATATTGATATTACTAAGTTATTAGAAGAAGATAAAAATACTTTAAATAACATTAAGCGTGCTTTAGTTGTTGAACGTCAAGTAGGTCAAAAAATATTTATTGAACAAACTAAAGTATTTAAAAATGAGTTTCAAAAGTTTTTCAAAAGTTTAAATCCTTCTTTTATTAAAACAGGAGATAATTTAGCTAAATTAAGTAGAGAGTTTTTAGGATTTTTATCTGTTAAATCTTATATATCAGATTTAGAAAAATTAAAAAATGATTTAAATACTCTTGAATCAGATAAAGAAGCAATTAACAAAAGATTAAAATCTATTAATTTAGGTTTAGTATTTAATGAATTAAATGCTGAAGATAAAAAAACTTTAGCTCAACAATTAATTGCATTAAAAGCTAATCCTGCAACTAGAAATAATTATATTGTTAACTATTTTTCAGCTAAAATTAATGATGTTAATTTACAACCTGAAGATCAATCTACATATGAAGCTGATATTATAGATACTAAATCTTTTGTTAAAGAAAGTAATGAAACTATATCTTTATTAATAGATTCCGTTAAATCTTTATATTCTGATTCTAGAACTAAAATAGATGAAACAGGTTTAACACCAAGAGATTTTGTTGATAACATGTTAGGTTATTTAATGGTTAAAGATAATATGACATTTAAAAACAATAGTGTAGCTAAATACTTACCTGTTGAAATGTTTGGTAATTATTCTAAATCATTAGATAATATTATAGAAGCATTAGTTACTAAGTCTGATAAATTATCTGTTAAATTAGATGAATTAGGATATAACTTTAGAAAATTATATGCTGCAGATTTAAATAGTCCTTGGGGAACTCTTCAATTTATGCAAGTTGAAAATAATGGTAGCTCTATTACTATTTCAGAAAACAAAGAAGAAATTACTTTTAAAACTAAAAATGATACTGCTTTAGAAATTGCTAAAGTAAAATCTAAAATTAATAAAAAAGAGTATTCTGATGAACAAGGATTAGCAGATTTACAAAAACAACAAACTACTTTAGAAAAAAGATTAGCTAATGAAAAATCTATTATTG